CTATTTAAGTTCTATGTACTCTGTGTATGTTATCCGTGTGTGCGGATTAGTGCTAACAATTTCCTGTCGAATAGCTTTGCACCCCCAACGGAAAAACAGAAACTTTTTCGGCACTCTATGTACTATCTGGACTATGGTATCTTGCGATACGACATTCAGCGACACATCACGCCCTTTCAGTTCACCAAGTATATTTACCCACGCATCATGCCAACTGAAAGACTTTACAGTATCAATGGTGCCATTACGATACACAATGCTGTCACGGACTTGTGTAATCACTTTCACCTCCGTTTCTGTTGCAGTCGTAGAGGCAGCTTTCAAGCGTTTAACCTTTATTCCTAACTCATCGGCTGTCTGGCACATTGTCTTATACTTGCCTTTCAGTTCTGAATAAGAAAGCTCCAACTTTTGAACACTCGCAGCCGACTTACCAGCTTCTGTTTCGTAGTACGTTGCTTTCTCCAACAGTGCCGTCTGATTGCCTTGCAAGCGGTTGTTGTCTGATTGCAACGCCTTGTTTCGCAGATACAGAGCGGAACTAACGCATAACAACACCGCTATTGCGATACCAAGCCATCTGTTCATATTAGTACATTATTTATATAGTCAATGATACCGTCCACATGGAGTTTGGTTATTGCAGCTTTTCCGTCTTCACTTAACAGCAACTCCAAATCTTCCATGTTGTCGTAGAATAGGTTTTCAGTCAGCACAGCGGGGCAAAGAGTATTACGACAGATAGCAAGGTCTTGCGGAATGTACCTGTCGTTAGGAACGGCACGATTGCCTTTAAGACCTAACTCAATAGCCTTATCCCACAGGCAAGCAGCGAGTTCCTTGCTGTTGGACGAGGCATTAAGTCCTACATGAGCGGAAAATCCCCTTGCGCTATACCATTTGCCGTTACTACCAGCGGCATTACTATGTATTGATACCACAAGTACATTCTTGGCACCCATCTTACGGCAGATGTCATTGACACGCTTACATCGTATGGAAAGCGATATGTCAAAGTCTTCTGGCACTATACGCTCTACATCGTAGCCCTTACACTTGAGGCAACTCTCAACACGCTTTGCAATCTCCCTTGCAAAAGCATATTCACGCAAACGACCATCGGGCGATTGCTTGCCCTTGGTGTTTACCCCGTGTCCGTTGTCGATTAAAATTTTAACCATAATATATAATTTGCTTAAAATGTTGTATAAATGCGCATATAATTTTACGCAGATATTGTATTTACGAATTAAGCCGTTGATAAAAGTCGGTTTTGATGTTGTCGTATGCGAGCTTTACGTTTGTGTAGGCACGGGCATTATTAGCACCGTCAGCATTGTAAATCTCGCCCTCCACCACCTTTGCCACATCTTCCACCCATTCGATAACGCAATAATCGGAGATAGGTTTTCCCCTGTAAGTGAACGGGTCAAAACGGCTGTTTCTATCATTGTGTATCACCATTAACGACTTGCGGATTTTAGCCGCTGTCGCTTCGTGGTCTATGATATGATTCTCTTGGCGCACCCTTTTTATGAGCCGACAAACTTGCTCAATGGATAAGTCAAAGGCGAAGCCTGTCAGATTGCGTATGCGCAGTAGTGTTTCTGTCCTTAGCCCCTCCGATATGTCTTGCAGCATATCATTTTGGGCGTTGGTTGTCTTGGTGAGTTCTTGCAAGCTCTCTTTGTTGTCTTGCATCATCTGCTCAATGATAGCTTTGAACCACTTGAAAATGGCAACCATCATTGCAGCCGACAATATCAAGAAGAAAGCCGCTGTTACAGCCATCATGCCAAAATCACTTATGCCATGCGCAACTGTCGTTACATCTGTTATGTTGTTCATCGGCTTCGTCTGTTTTTGGTACGTTTATAGAAATCGAAGTTCTCTTTGTCTTCTCTCGTCACCTCACTGTTGGGCGAGAACACACGAAAGCCATACATATTGCCATAAGATACCACCTTGATAATGGCACGGAATGGATAACGCCTCTTGGGGTTACAAAATACGTCTTTCAGTTTCTTGCTATCAGTGAAGCAAGCAGACCTGTTATAGCCCTCGCCATAAGCGACAAGAGTACGCTCCCCGTTCTCTGTTGCTCTGTTTTCCCAACCTGTGAATATAGTTACTTGGTTCACTACCGCATCCACAGATGTAAACTCGCAATCGAACAGGTCGCTGTTCTCGTTAGGGTCTTCTACAAAATCTTCTATCTCGTTCATAAGTCCATTGGAATGTTAAGGGTTTCACAATCGTTGTCTATCATTGTGCGGATTGCCAGACGGTCTTTCAAAAAATCCTCGTAAGGCTTCTTTGCGGAATCATCCATCAAGCCGAGTGCTGCACTCTGATACTCGTTCACTAACTTGCTTTCAGTCTTAGCTGGGTACTTTGCAGTAATCAGCGTACTGAAAATGTTGTCGGCAGTCTTGGGGTATTCGACACGAAGGCTGTCATACTGCCACATCTTGCCTGTCGGCTTTTCTCCGTCTTTGGCTATGTGTGTACCGCCCATTTCTTCCGTCACAACCTCCACTTCCTTTATGTTGAAGTTGTAGAGGAATGTTCCCTGTCCGTTGTTGTACGGGTCTATCACTTGCGGACGCTGTGCTGACAGCAGACCCATTGATAAAATACTTGTGTCCATCGTTTATAATTTTATTAAAGACATTCTTTTTGTGCGCCTCACTACATCTGATAGTCCAACCCCATTCAGACCGAAAGAGGTGCTTTATATCATTCTCATCTTTAATAGGACATTTCTTAGCGATAATGGACGCTTTGCGGTAGAACCTCAACAGTATGCTTTTCCTAAGCAATACATTGTAATGGTTTTGTAGGAAACCGCAATAATCAATGCCTCTATCATCAACGGGGTATATCTGCCAATTTGCCTTGAACTCAACTTTCAGTTCGGTTGCGAGATACAAGCCTGTCATATCAAGCACAAAGTGCAGTGCTTCTTTGCTCTCACACAAGAAAACCATATCATCCATGTAACGGAAATAATACAGTTTCACTCCAAACTTCTTTAGAACAATCAAAGCAAGGACTTCCTTAACCCAATGGTCGAAATAAGCCAGATACAAATTTGCTAAGTATTGGCTTGTGTAGTTTCCAATAGGCAGCCCCTTGTCTTTACCGTTACTGTCAATAATCTTGTCTAACAGCCTTAACAACTGTTCATCCGCAATAGTAAACCTTATGATTATTTTTAATGCGGTATGGTCTATGTTGTCGTAGAACTTGCGAACATCTGTTTGAAGACAAAAGCGAGTTCCTTTCTTATCTCGCATCAATGCGCTACGCACATCAAGCATACACTTGTGTACTCCACGACCTTTAATGCAAGCATAGGTATTTTCAATGAACAAGTGCATCCAATGCTCACCCAGCACGTTAATCACGCAATGATGAATGATACGGTCGGGAAAGAATGGTGCAATCATCAGTTCACGCTCTTTCGGGTCGTAAATCTTTCTTTTCTTGTATTCGCCTGGTACATACGTTTCATTAGCCAACATTTCATACAACTCATACAGTCGCTCACAGATATTTTCGTTAAATTCGTTTATCTCTGTTCGCTCACCTTTTCCATGCTGTGCGTTGTATTGAGCATTGCACAAATTTTCATTCGTGTATAGCAAGTGATAAGCGTTCTTTATCTTCTTTGATGGGGAACAAGCCAGCTTGCCTGTATCTCCAACATAAAGACCGCAATCCTCAAAGTCGGTATATTGATACAAATATGTATTTGCTTTCATTACCTATGTTGTGCCGTTAGTCTAATACAGAGCTTTCAATCATTTACTCGCACCGTGTTAATCACTATTTTTCCACCAAGAGGTGAAGTGTCGGCAGCATTAAGTATCTTATTTCTCAATTGAAACCAAACGGTAAAAGCGGAAGCCACTGTTCGCATTCGAGTTCGAGGAACGATTATTCGTATTCGCATACCCCCAGCCCGCATTCGCACCATTATTCGCATTAGCAGACAGAAGCAAACCCCATACTACCGACACTTAAAATATTTTGTTTTAATATTTCCAATTCAAACGGTTCACGTTACCCCGTTTTTTCGTTGCTCCGTGAACCGACATTTTGCAGTCCGTCAGAAACGGCACAAGCGGAAGCCACCGTTCGCATGCGAGTACGAGGAACGATTATGCGAACTCGCAGACCCCCAGCCCGCAAGCGCACCAATATTCGCAGTAGCAGACAGAAGCACACCCCACCAACCAGACGCAGCACTACCAGGGTGCCAGAAGTAGTCACAAGCACCTTGATTGCTACTACCCCCTATTGCATCGGGGAAGCAGATACCATTGCTTGACATGGCAAAGTGCAATATCCAACCACTGCTACGAGGTAAATCGCACATTTCCGTGTAGCCATCGGGGACTGTCGTAGCATTGTCTGAATGTGAAGTGAACTTTGTCGGGTCTTCGCACAGATAAGCAATACTCCTACCTCCCTCCTTGTCGGGGATATGGCGTATAAGCACATCATCTGCCAAGAGCCACAAGTATTCAAATGGGGCTTCCAAACCACGGTAAGATGTTACATAGACGGTCTTATCTCCACCCGTCCAACCTTTGATAACGTATGCGATACGACCTGTATTGTTACCAAGCGTTGCAGTCACTCCACAAGGAACAAACGGGTTATATCCACCCCATGTATTCCACTGACTACCATCAACAGCGGGACCACTACCCAAGCCGCCCTGTCTGAATCCGTCAGCAGTCAGCGTTTCGTTGTAAGTGTCTTGACAATGCAATGAAGCATATTCTATGCGTTGCAACCACGCAATTTCTGTATATACACGATACACTCCAAGGTGAGTGCCGTTTTTACAATAAGGTCGTGCGCTCGCCTTGCTGATAGATGTTCTTGGCATACCAAGCATGGAATGATAAGTACCATCCCAAGCCGAATTAGAGCCGCTACCACCACGGTAACGTGCGGCATTGTCAAGCATTTTCAAGATACCCTCTTCATCACGCAACAGTTCGCCAGAGCCATCCCATTGCAACCAACAACCAGACACGGCTGTATTGGTGTCACGGTCAATAGTTGCAAACCAAGGCGAGCAAGTCTTGCGTGTCATTTTTACAAAACCAGGCAGAGGGTATTCCGATATGGCATATAGCCACTTTGTACCCTCAACTTCAAAACGACCGTAATATTCGGGTTTCTCCAACATCACGTTTCCATCCGTGCTGTCAATGGTAGCCTTTGCACCCGAATCCTTTTTACGGCTGTCATTCTGATGCAAGTAGTATTTAACAGAGCCGTCCGCATTTTCTACGAAACGCCTCAGTTTCTTCTGAATTGGTAACGTGCGGTGCAAGTCAAGATTGCCAACTCTTGTGAGCTTGTAATCCTTGCTTGTAAAGTCACCTTGCACACCGTACCACATATCGTAAGGATATTGCGGTTTAGTGGAACCGCTGCCTAAAATAAGTCCCATACTCTTATACGATTTTGTTAGTTTGTTCACTCGCTCCCCAATATACCTCAAACTTCTGCAAGTCAATAGCGTTTGGGGAAATGTACGCTATCATTGCGGGTGTCCAATCGCCAATTGGCACAGGAAAGGCTCCACACTCTCTGTCACCAATAAGGCGGCAGTCAAGCAGTGTGTCGCTCAACATCGTGTTTTCCTTGCTACGGACATACACGGAGAACGGCACACCGCCCAAAGAGAAGCCCTTGGAAAGGTCGGTAATACGACCCTTGGCTATAATTCTTACATCTTCCATAATTTACTTGGTAAATCTACACTGCAAAGGTAGTAAAAATGTGTTTAAGAAACACACTTTAAGGCATAAATCAGCAATATTTGGAGCATTTGCCCCAAAACACCGCCTAATATGGTGGCTAACAAGTCCAACCAATCCCATTTACCGCCATAAGCTCTGTCCTTAAACTCCATGCCACAAGCCATCCACCCACGAATAAGACCGTGAGTAGAAAGGCACATGGAATAGCATAAAGAAAGTGCTTTTGTCTGTTGCTTTCTGTAATCCAATTCATAATGCCATTAAATTTGTTAAGTTCGTTTCAAGCTCATTGATTTGCGCTCGCTTCTCGTTTCTATCTTCGTGCAATGCCTTGATGTCATAAGGCAGTTCTTCACCGACAAGGGAGGCTTCATAACACTTGATAACTTGATAATCTGTTTCTGACAATTCAGCTTTGATAGCGTCAATCTCACCCTGTATCTTTGTCGTGTTCACAACCTTTTCATAGTTGAACGAGATACGATTTCCATTGTCGTAAGGAACTAACCGAATGGTGTGATTATCATCATCGGATATAGTCTTACTTTCATCAATATCATCAACAGGCTTCCATTCAGAAGAAAGGTTCTGCACCTGTCCTTGCTCTACTTCCCTTGCTCTTAGAAAGCCATTCTCTATATATCCATACTTTGCCATAGCTTTATTGTTTTAGAACTTCCATCTTGATACTATCCAAGCCTCTTTTTTTACACTATTAACATAGCCGATTGTAAAAACAAACATACCTCCTTGTCCCTCGCCAAATGCGTAATCCGTGTTTTCGGAAGAATCATCGTAAATATGATGCCCCGTCAATGGCTTAAATAGCAGCGAGCCACTCCACCATTGCTTCACGAAAATTACCTGTCCCTCTTTTGGGTCTGATGGCAGATATACTGTTTCGGCATATCGTGAATAACCAATAACAAGACTATCATCACTACTTAGATATGATGAATGTCCAGACTTGCCTTTTTCCGTAATACAAATTCGCCCCAGAGTAAGACCGCCAGCATACAAGTCGTAAAAGAAGCCGCCATAAGCGGGTGCAGTACCGCTGTTATCCGCTCTGCCATAAACGCCAGCAACAATCGTTTCAACAGCATTTACCGCCCATTCTCGTTTTTTTACATTTGCGAATCCTAATCCAACTACTGCACCACGGTGGGTATATCCAGAGCTTAAAGGCATACCATCCGTACCAGCCATATTTGAAAATACGCCCGTAGGGGATATATAAGATACTGACGAACTGTTTTTCTTAGAGCGTACTTCGACAGTACCATTATTTAGACTTGCCTTAATATTTGCACCATATACACCTTGGTATTCAGACATAACATTATCACCGCCATTATTCGATGTTTCAAGCAGTATTTCACCACCTTTCGCATCAAGTGTTATCTTATTTCCCTGTTCAAGCATTGATACTATTTTGCCTTTGCTGATAAACCAATCTCCAATGTTAGCACCCTCTGCCAAAAGCAAATTGGTTGCTATGCTTTCAAACTGCGCACCAAAATTATTCCACTTTGATGTGTTCGTTGGAGCAACATTGTAGAACTCACCCGCATCAATACGAGCAATGTAGTATGTGCCATTGTACTTGACTGCATCAACACGATACTGATTGCCGTAATATGTCTTGCTGCTATCGTACACGCCACGATACACCATAGCTGGGCTTTTACCATTCTCACCATCCTTGCCATCATAAGGGGTTATACGCACAGGTTCACTCCAATTGGTGAGTAACGCACCCGTTGCACTTTTCTTGGCAACGACCATCCAAAGATATTCAAGTGTTCCAACAGTCGGCTGTGTAGTTGTCCAACCGCTCGGCTCTGCATCAGTCTTAACCAATGCGGGCGCACTATTGCGTGAGCCGTTCTTGGCAAACCTGTACTCTTGGTAGTCGGGGCGCATATCATCAGAATTTGCATCATAGGCAGTTGCTATCTTTCCGACCTCTAACTTAGGCATACATATATACACATAATACCCATTGCCAGACATTACTATCGGGGATAAGCGGAATAGCAAGTTTTCTTCATCAGCAAAGTTTGCTTTGGTCTTGAATGTAATCGTGTGCTTTACCCATGATGCGTTAGCCGTGTGTTGCACTTGGCAATCCGAACCGATTGCACCATTCAGTTTTGCCACACCATCCACAAAGACTTTTGCATTGTCAATCGCACTCGGATATATGTATGTGGAGAATATGGCACCATTAACGGCTTCCATACTCACCCAATTCAATGTTACCTTGCCTGTCCTTGGCTTCGTATTGTCATACATATACGCCATGAAATGATAGATACCATCTGCGGGGACATCTGTAAAAGTCAAGACTGCAGTAGAGTTGTATGTGGTAGATATTTCTACCGACTTACTCCAAGTCCAGCTATCGTTGAAGACGAAGCAGACTAATTTCTTACCGTCATTCTTGGCTTGTGTGTCAATGCGCCCGTTCACGCTCAAAGTATATTTCTGTCCTTTGTGCAAATACATATCACGCTTGGCAAAGCCATAGTTACTGCTCGTTTCATTCACAGCCACCCTCTTTGTTCCACACTTAGACCAATAGGATAAAGTGTACCATGTGGACGGTTTTAACTTTTTTGATGTGCTTGAAAGCAGAGCTTGACCCAAAACTTCTTTATACACAGTTTCGTCTTCACGCTTGCTGTTCATATCATAGTAGCAATTATGACCATCCAAGGCATTTGCAATGATATGGGTAATGCTTGCGTCAGTAGCACCAACACCGCCATACATTGATTGCACATTCCACCTGTCCATTTTTCCCTTGCTTGCAAACTCCGTCTGTTCAAGCAAGTTCGGATTCCATACCACATAATTGTTCCATAAGGTAGGCTCTGAAAAGCCACCCCATACACCATTTGTTTTCTTGCGCATAGAAACCCACTCAAACGGATAGTCTGCCGACACTCCACTTGGTTCATCAGTCCAACCGCTCGGCACAAATCCCGCATTGGGCGAGAATATCAATGGAGTACTTGGAGCCGTTTCAACTTCTGTACGTTGGAATATATATTCCATTCCATCACCATCCGTACCTTTGTCACCCCACTTTGCCCAAATGACAGGCGTACTAAAAGCAGACCATGTGACAGAACCGCTTGGCTTAGTTCTAACGCAAACCCATTCATACTTATAAGTTGCAGTTATTCCGCTTGGGCTGTCCGTCCAACCACTCGGTACATAATCGTCCTTGTTTTCAGAAACGGGTTTACTTGGTGTATCGCCTGTGTTGCGCAAATAGATAAATTCAATGTCTGTGCCGTCAGCACCGTTTTCTCCATTCAAACCCGTAATACGAATGGGTGTACTCCACGTTCCAAAAGTATTCGTGCTTGCATTGAGCATTGCTTGCGACATATATACAAACTTGCCGTTTGTTGGGGTTGGCGGCTTTAAGCTCCACACACTCTGCTTTATCAATGACGTTGGGTCTGTGAATGTAGGTGTGCTTGGCGTGCTGCTTGCTGCCGTATAGATGAAATAGAATGTAGAGCCGTTCACTCCATTCTTGCCGTTTGCGCCTTGCGCTACTACACCCCAATAAACAGTATTTGTTGGTACTATACCCTTGGAGGGCGTTGCGTGGTTGTAGCGATAGGTACACGTTGCACCGCTATTATCCGTATAAGAAACCTCATCGCCATAGTAGTATATGTAATCCTTTTTCCATACGCCACGGTACACACCCAACGGAACGACATCACCACTGCCACTTGCAACGGACACGTTCTTGAGGGTTAGACGGCTCTTTGCTGACACATTCCAATCAATAGAACTTGTGCTGTCACCAATGCGGAACTTGTTGCCGTCCAAATCTAAGTAGCACTCACCATCACTTGTTATGATGCGTCCTGTTGTAATAGTGTTGCCATTGATGCGGGTAAAGCCGTATGTTGTCTGAAAATCTCTGAAATTATCATCAGCATACAGTTTTGATATAATACCTACTTGGAAATAGTAATTGTTCGGGTCGCTCGTAGGCTCAAACTTCAATTGCTCTTGCGTCAGATACCATACACCATTTTCACCAGACTTAGAACACTTGGCAAACAGATAATATCCACCTGTGCTTTGCAGTTTGAACGAGGCTTCATTCATCTGCCAGTTCCTAATCTTGTCGTTGTCAATGGTGAGGTGCGAGAGTATGCCAGCCGTTGCGACAAACATATTCGGATTGCCCCCAAAGTTGGCTTGCAACACACATCCCGACAAAACAAACTGTTGGCTCTTTGCTCCAACAGTCAGCATATTTGTGTCAATGGATTTTGGCTTGATGTTGTCCGTGTCAAAATATCCGTCCGTGTCATAGACCATGTTACGCAAATCCTCTGTGGTTCTCCATCCTCGCCTTGCTTTATTCAAATCACGGAGGCGGTTGTTGTTTATGATGTTTTCATGCTCAATGACAGTAAGCACGGTTTGCGCCTGTATAGACACGGCTGTTGTGTCTGCCAAAGTGATTTGGTAGTCCTGTTCCAACAAAAGGTTGCGTGTTACTTTCTGTATGCGCATTTGTTTCTCAATGCCAAAACGTGTGTCCTTAACAGGCACATAATCGCCCACCTCAAACACGCTTGTATCGGTATCACGGCTTAGTTCTTGGAGAAAGTAGAGCCTATCCAATGTCAGCGTGTATTGAGCCTTTGCCTGTGTCGCTGTCTTGAAATCTTCCATTGCAGCATACCACAACGCCTCTTCTGCCTTTTGCTCGTAGCTTTCGGGCAGATATATGTCGGTTATCTTGTAGGTGTTTCCGACCTCAATTTTGTAAGCGTCCTGTGTTTCAGTGGATGGAATGGTCAAACCTCTATTATCCGTGAATGGGATAATGCGGAATTTCTTTGTTTCGTGGTTGTAGCCACCTTTCGCCTCAAGCTCAAACTGTTGCCCAGCCAACCGCCCAGAAGTGAATGTTATCTTTGCGCTCGTTCCGTCCACAAGGTACACCGTGCCTTTATCGTCTTTCTTGTTAAGGTCGAAGTCCATTGTATCATCAATGAAAGCGCAAATATCATCAGCCACAACAGCCGTAACGGTTCCCGTGCGTGTGGGGTAGATGTTATCGTAGGTCTTTACATCTTCCTCACTGCCTATCTTATCACGAAGTTCTGCATCCTCAATGTAGCGTTTTGCATCGTCAGCAATGCCGATTGTTTCAGAACCCACCTTTACAACCGTTCCGTCTGAAAGGGTATGCTCGTACTGGTTCTTTCGCTGTGGGTACGGCAATTGCAGTCGCTCCGAATACTCCCTGTAATTGCTCCGAATGTTGGTTGTACCACCCTCTGCCCACAGACGGGTTATAATGGCTTTATCGTCTATCTTCTGTTCTTTGAGGTTGTACAATCCGTTACCCTTGCCCCATTCAAAGAAATCAGCACCGCTTGGAGGATTGATACGCTTGCCGAACTTGCCTATATGGATAGTGCGCACACCCTTGTCTTGGGTTATCTGAAACTCCAAGTTGAACTGCTCGCTGTTGCAAAGGGTCTGCAATGCCTGCAAACAGTTCACGCCCGAAAACTGAATAGTCTTAGCCTCCGTGTCGGGGCAGTTATCCACATCGAACTTCCACAACCCCGGATAATCCCTTTCCATGTTGTAGATAAGGACTTGCACAAATTCCTTGATTGTATAGGTCAAGTCAAATGTGCTTTTGTCGCTCTTGCCGTACTTGTCGCAATTGCGGTAGATAGTTTTCATAAGGTCGTACATCACGCCATAGAATACAGGCTCGTAGTTGTAATAATCCTCTGAAACAACCTCACGGGTTGTTGTGGCTCTGATACTATATTCCTTGCCACCAATGGTTATCTTATCTCCTTTGGCGAATGACAACCAATTGGCGGAAACGATTTTGAGCGAAATGTAATCATCGCCCATTAAGGAACTTGTGAGTGTAGCCTCTTTGACGAAACAAAACGGCTCGTTTGTGTTGAGCTGTATTGTTTCGCCATTGCGCTTTGTTATTTGAGTAATTCCCATACTACAATATCGTTTGTTTCAAAACTTTCAATATCTTCAATCACGCCAGCAACAATGATGTCATACTCGCCAGCAAGTGCATAGGTGTGTTCTACGGTTGTTTCGTTGCCACTCACATTGAATGTGTGTGTTCCGTCACCCCAATAGATGTTGAGCAACTTTGTGGATGTAACCTTTATCGTTGCCTTGGAATTGTCGCTTGCCGATATGTGGCGCAACACACGTTTTACGGGTTCATCTTCTATGAGTTTCATTTTGAACGTGCCAACCATAAGGTCATTGTTGTACTGCCCCCATGTCTTTGTCATGTCGGTTTCATCATACAAGCCTACCTCATAGACCAATGGCTTTGCCTTTCCGTCATACTCCACGGTCAAACGGTGTGTGCCGTCCCCATCGAACAATGACATAAAGCGGTTAGTCCATTCCACAAATGCACTGCGACCACTTGCCTCAAGGAAACAGTCAAGCGTGATAGTGCGCTCCTTGTACCGTTTTCTTTTCCTGTCACGGACAATGCCGTGGTAGTTGTCATAATCAACTTGGAGAGCTTCTTTCTGGGCAAGTCTTCCAATAATTCCATCCGACTTTGAAACGGACACGCCATAATCTTTGAAGTTCACGCCATCAATGTAGTATTCCACATCGTTGTTGGCTTGGGCTTTCATAATGTCGGCTTCTGTCAGAGCCACATCATACACCTTTACCTCATCAATGGTTGCAGTCGTTGTCAGCAGCTCATCAGTGCATAGGCTCAAACCTTGCGGATTGCCACCACCAAGAGAAACAATGCTTACACGTTCTCCGTCCAGATATACGCTCAATGTGTCGCTATTACGAACAAAAGCGATAAAGTACCATTGCTTTGGTACAACATCAATCCATTGTTCACGATAGTTTTCTACACCAAGTAAATTCACCACCCAACCAATACGGCTTTGTGTTGTCATTACATAGGCAGACAGAGTGAAATTTCCGCTAAACGGTATGGTTTGTGCGGTCAGACACTCACCACCATTCAGAGAAAGAGCCTTGCCCTTCTTGGAATTTCTCGTAAATGTCGCTCCATCTGAAAGGATTGCATCAGCACGGCTTGTTGAAAAATCATAAGCCTTATTGCCATCGGGGTCATCAAATGGCAAGTAAAGTTTCAAGTTCTTATCTACCATATCAGTATGTAGTTTTATTGTTAAAGTTCACAATCACATTGCTTGGCTTGTCACCGTCCACAAAGTCAATGTCGGTGTTCGTGCCATATACATTGAGGATAACGCTTGCATCATTGCCACCGACAGACAAATGCAACTTTGCACAGTCGAAAATATCAATAGTGACAACAGCATGGTCTGACACATTAACGGCTATTTCAGAACTGTGTCGTATGTATATGCGTGACACGCTATAACCGTCATACTCCAGCATACCCCTACAAGCTCCATTAAGCACCAAATCTGCCTTGTTTGCGAGTGTTGGCATATCTTCATCAATGAATACACCGAAAGGCTCGCATACGCCCTTAAAATGCGTCCTTAGAAAATCAAGCGTTGGGAAGTCTTCGGATATACAGAAGTCAATGCCCTTGATATAAAGTGCGACCAATGCCTCCGTACCCAAGCCTTTACGCAATTTCATTTGCCAAAGGCGGCACAGCCCTTTGTCTGTGCCATCCTTTTTCAGTTGTTCTACAAGTTCCATAATTACGATATACCTTGTGATAGTAATGAGTTGTCCTTTGTTTCAATGCGCCTAAGCGTGTTTTCTATGTTTTGCAGCCGTTCAGCCGACAAAGCGGTGTTTCTCGCTATCTCCGACTGTTGCAACAACTGTTCACGCATCACGCTCGTTTGTTCGCCTTGGTTAATAATGAAAGCGTTGAGCCTACCAGCAATCACACCGCCCGTTTCTTCACTCATTGAGGTAACGGCTCCCGTAAGTGGGTCGCTCGCTGTTTCATCAACATCTTTAATCCAATCGCCCACGGCTTCCAATCCTGCTTTGAACTTTTCACCCGCTGCGTTCGCTTGGCGTTCAAACTCTTTCTTTTCTTCATCAGACAGCACACCGTCTTCCATAGCTTTTCCAAGATACTCAACCGCATCATTGATACCTTTAGCAAGGAAATTTCGCTTGAGGGCTTCTACGACAGCGTTTTTAAGCACTTTCTTTGTCGTTTCTCCCAAAGCCTTTGCCGCATCCTCACCAGAGCAATACGCATCAACAATAGCATCCGCAAACTCATCAATGGCACTCTTTACATCAGTACCAGCGAATGTTTCCATCATCTGTTTGTCTAAATCCTCGATTTGCTGATTTATTTCTTCAATCTGATTTTCCCATTCTTTGATTTTGTTGTTGTCGGTTTTCTTCTTGCTCTTTTCTGCCTGTATCTGTTGGCGCATAAGTTCCTGTTGCTCTCGCAATGATTCCTTTTGCGATTGCCACAGAGAAAGCATATCACCACCCTCCTTAGCCTTGTTAAGTTGCGCATTGAGCTGCTTTATCTGTGTAGTCAGCTTGGCATACTGTGCGAAGTTCCACGCTTTCTTTGCTACCTCACGTTGTTTCTCCAATGCTGCGATTAGGTTTTTGATAGCCTGTATATTCTTTTCGTAGCCTTGGCGTTGCTCATCATTGAATACCCAATAGGTATTGTTGAAAGCTCGCTCCAAACGTGAGTAGGCTGTTTGCAAGTTGTCTATCTGCTTTTGTAGGTTCTGTATTCGCTTTTCGTACTTTTTATCGTGCAACTTAGCAAATATGCCAACCACAGAAGTAATAGAGGAAACCATGCCCGTCATACCGCCCAATATGTCACCGCTCATAAACTTGCCGACAGAAGCAGCAGCATTGCCCAACTGCCCCATGAGGTCTATTGCAGTACCCAAGCCGTCAGCCACACCATCCATACCTAACGCATCAAACATTGATTGCAATGACGAAGCGCAATCCGTGCTTATGCTCGTTACTTTCTGAATGGAGTTGGTAATGCCTTGTGCTGCCGACTTGACATCTTTCTTGGCTTCATCAACACTCTTTTTTGTTCCCTTGCCGCTTGCAAGGTCTGCCTCGGCTTTCCTTAGCTTCTTCTTAGCTGCCAGATAATCATTGAAGAACGTACCAAGTGCCTTGAATGGATTAAGATCTTGAATACGGTTCTTGGCTTGGTTCAGACTATCAATGACAGCCTTGTAATCAACAGGGCTTAGTTTGAGGTTGCCAGCATTGAGTTGTTTCTGTATATCACTTATCAGCTTTTGTATTTGAGCGACTGTAAGCGTGTCAATGTCTGTAAAGAGGTTTTTCCAACTTTCAGACTGTTGTAAGAATGACATATTGAGAGCCGACAAAGCCTCTTGCTCTGCTTTGTTGATTTGCGCCAGACGCTCCGCATCGCCCATTTTCTCGGCTTGGGTGCGAAGTAAAGCGTACTGTGTGGTGATAGACTGCCTTTGTTCCTCAAAGGTGCGGTAATCATCAAGCACGGTCTTTTGCAGTTCCTTTTGCAAGTCTGCATCCTGTTGTGACAGGACAAGGCTTGCCTCTGCCCGTTCATCAGTGCTGACAATACCGCTTTCTCCATTCTCTAACTTTTCTTTGGCTTTTGCAACGGCTTCTATCTTTTCGGCAAGAGTTTGGCACTGACCGATAGAATCACTAACTTGTTGCTTGAACTTTTCAAGAGCCGTGGTTTCACCGTTCAACTCGCCTTTCTGTGTATTAAGCGATATAAGGTAATTGCCCTCACCCTCGGTTAGAGTGCCGTTCTTGCGCTTTTCTTCAAGTTTGGATATTTCATTTTCGACATATTGTTTGTATGAATTACCGTCAGCAAGCAACTTTTCAAACTGCTTGTCGGCTACTTCCTTGCCCATATTCTGCACCCAACGGAAATATAGCTGATACTGCTTTTTCTTATAGTCAAGCTCACCCTCAAACAACTTGTTTTGCGATTGGGTGTAACTTGTGTTTTCGATATTGCGCCTTTCTTGGAAATTCGCCTTTTCGTCAGAAGTAAGACCGCCCTTGCCCGCTTTCTTTCGTGCATCGGCAAGTTCCTTTTCTTCCTTGTCTATCTGTTGGAGGGATTGCTTGTGCTGCAAGTCAAGTTGTGCCTTGCGTTTCTCATATCCCTCTTCCATGACTGCAATTCTCGCCTCTTCAAGTCGTTTGTCAGCTTCAAGTTGCTTTTGTTTGAGGTTATCCGCATTGCGTTGTGCATCATTGCCACTTTTGCGATTGCCACCGCTACCATTTGACTTGCCAGTGGCAGTGTTCAAGCGTGTTTGTAGCCTTGTAATCTGGCTGTTGTAATCTTTCCATGCTTGGCTACCAAGTTGCGCCTCACTCCTAAGTTTTTTGAGGTTCTGAATTTCCGCACCGATACCGCTTTCTGTATTCAAGTCATTTTGTTGCTTGTTTATCTCTTTGTTCACTTCTCGCAACAGGGAAAGCGCATCCTCAAAGCCATAGGTCTTGCAATCAATCGTTACCTCTTTGCCGTTAAGGTTATTGGCGAGTTCGTGCAATTCTTCAAGGCTCATTTTGGTAATATCCACATTGGTAGTGTCCTTTGGTGCAAGGAATTTTTCCAAGTTCTGATTTACCAAGTCAATTGCAGAATTGAACGTGCGCACATCCCTAACCTCGTTGTCAAGGTATATTTTGAGTTGGGATGCAAAGGCTTCCATTTCCTTGTCGGTTGCGTGTGTGCCAGCCTTTGTGCCAGCAACAACATTATTCACAATCTCGTTATACTTCCTTGTGAAATCATCGCCCGACAGGGTAGCCAATTCCTTTGCACCAGCCTCCACCAAACTACGCACAGCCTCCTTTATTTCGGGTGCCATGTTTTGTATATTTTCGGCTGCTTCCGTTATGGCTACCTCATAAGTTTCACCATGTGACCTATTCGTTATAGTCCTTTTCCGTCCTGTATCGTATTGTAGGTTATCCATGCGGTCGCCAAACGAATCATAGTTGTTGTCGCTCTTTTCGTTCAACTTATTCATTTCTTCCTCAACACGCTTTGCCTTTATCTTTTCTGCGGTCGTGGCTTGGATTGCATCTTTGACTTCCAAGTATTTTTTGCGTTGCTGTTCCAACGTGTCTTTTTCTTCAAGCAACGTGGAATTATACTCTTTGCACACTTCATTGATTTTCTCCAGCATTTCCTTGTGCGTCTTGCTGTCTTTATTGGAGCGTGAAAGAATGGCAAAGTACAAATCCAACTTATCCGTTACTCTCTTGGTGCTATCCTCAAACTCATTCATCGTGTCTTTTTCTTCCTCGGTCTTTTTGCCGAATAGCGTAAAGGCACTGATAAGCAAGCCGACAATGGAAAGTATTGCACCAAGTGGATTTGCAGTCATTGTTGCCCACAATGCTTTTAGTCCAGCCGACAACTTTGTGGTTGCCACTGAAAGGATATTTGTCGCTACGGTCTGTGCTGTCTTTGCGCCTGTGTCAGCAATAGAAGCCGTGCGAGCTTGGAGTGTGGCTGCTGTTTCAAGTTGTTTCTTCTTTGTATAGAAATCTGTCTGTGCGGCAAGTGCCGCCTTGCGTGTGGCTGCTTGCGCATCCACTGCTGCATCAAGTTTCTTTTGTGCGGTTGCAATGGTTGTCGCATTGCCCGACTGTTGCGCCCAATATACCTCATATCGTGCTGCCTCGGTTGCTTGTGTAGCTGCAATAGCCTTGGCTTTAGCTGCTTCTACACTCTGTGCTGCTGCCCTTACATCGCTACGCATAGTCTCAACCGTTTGCGCTTGGTTGGCTGCTTTGGCTTGTGCCTCTTGCATTATGGCGGCTCTATACGCTGCGCTCTTGGCTGTGAAGTCTTGCTTTGACAAAGCCAAGCGTTGCTCTGCTGTCATAACCCCAACGGCTGCTGCCTCGTAACCTTGGCTTGAGGCTGTCAGATTGAGGTTGGAGAGATATTCTTGCTGTTGTGCTGTCAGTAGGCTTTGAATGGCTGCTATACGCATTTGCTTGGTTACTGCTGCCTTTTCCTCGGCTGTCAGTGTGGTTTCAAGTGCTGCGTAATTGGCTTGCTCTGCTGCTGCCATTGCCTTTTTCTGATTGATAACCTCACCACTCAATGTCGATTGTGCTTTCATCAAGGCAAGCTGTGCTGTCTTTGCGGCATTGTCAAGCACGGTTATTCCAGTGTAACCCTTGGTGGCTACACTTGCAAGCACGGTAGCGGCTTTCACAGAACCGTAAGCAATGGCTACTGATTTGAGTATGCGCACAACATCATCCATGTGTTCAACAACGTATGTTGCGCCCTGTATGCCAGCCGAAAGCGCACCCTCGGTTTGCTCACCGAAACTATTAAGCGCACTGTCCCAAGCATCCTCCAAGTTTGCAATCTGTCCTGTCAGCGAAGAACTTTGTTTCTCCATGAGCTGATAGAATTGACCGCCCGCATTTGTCATTTTGTTTAGGACTTCCTCAACATCTGGAAATCCTATTTTGCCAGCCGATACCATAGCGTTTATGTTGTCGGCTGTTGTGTGGTACTTTTCTGCAAGTTCTTTTACAAGTGGAATACCACGACCCGTAAACTGCCTTACATCCTGTGCGTACAAGCGTCCCTGTACCATTGTCGTACCATACAGATAGACTATATCGTTAAGCGGAATGGAAAGACCACTTGCAATGTTACCAAGCCTTACAAGCGTGTCGTTCACCTTGTCGGCACTCACACCATAGGCTAACAATTGCTTTGCACCCTCGGCAACTCCCATGAGGTCGAAAGGCGTTTTTGCAGCCGTATCTACCATCTGTTGCATCAAGTCAGTAGCCTTGGCTGTGCTGCCTAACATCGTACCAAAGGCAAGTTCTAACTGTTGGAACTGACCACGGACAGACACAATGCTACTGACAAGATTATTCATACCTTGCCCTATCAGATAGTAGGAAATGTATTGTCCCGCCTTTTCTGCCATCTGCTGAAAGGAATCCTCAACGGCTGCTGCCTCTTGTGCTGCCGTGTTGGAAAAGTCCTTTATGTGCCGTTCCATTGTCGCTGCCGACACGTTGAAATCGTCTATGTCAAGTGTAGCCTTAAAGCCTAATCCACCGCCTATATTCTCCATTTATAACATTCCTTTGATATAGTTCTTAATATCTTCTTTCGTTTTCAATTCGTGGTGTTCAATCTTACTTTCATCAATGACATTGCCGTTTTCGTCTGTTGGCAATTCCTTTGTGCGTGGTGCATCCGCTATCATCAGTTGCACATTGAGCCACGAAATACCCCAAAGCAAGTAATCATAAGTCCACCCATAACTGCGCATGAGTTCGCCACGATTACCCCAAGGACTGTTTAATCCTGTTACTCTATCCGCTCCGCTTCGGGGTTTGGTTTTGTCGTTCCGACTTCCCGTATCAATCGAATAGAGGTCGTAAAACCCGCTGGGTTCATCATTTGGCTAATAATGGCTGTGAGTTTCTGCAACCGTGCAACAGTCAAGTGTTCCAAGAAGAACTTTGATAGCTCCTTAACCGCTTTGTTGGTCTTGTCGGTAACACTTGCATCATTGATTACTGCAACGGCTGCTATTTCTGCCATCTGCCTTGTGTACTTGAATAGTCGTTTGCTTTCCTGTATCGGCTGTTCCTGTATGGTCTTTTCGTCATACTCAATGCCTATGTACATTTGGCGCAAACGGTCTATTGTGCCAAGGTATAGCGGTTTTACATTGAATTGGCGCATATACACTTCTTTCATGCGCTCTGTTTCCACATCGGGAATTTCAACAATAGACACATTCCAATCTTTAGGAATACGCTTATCGTGCCATACCTTAGTGCATTTCGGAAACAGGCGTTTTCGGAGATTGAACCACTTGGAGGGTTTTACTGGGTAAATCTTCAATGGCACGGAAAACTTGCATCCCATTTGTAGCAAGGCTTGCAATGCGTTTTCTTCTATCTCTAAACGCTGTTCTTTTGTAAGTTCTTTCTGTTCTTGATTGTCTGCCATAGCTTGTAAAAGTAAACAAGCCCCCTAACCATTTTAGGGAAAGGAGGCTTGAATTGGTAAGTTGTTCTGTTGTGTTAGCTTGTCTTGGTCGGGTCTGTGATAGACTCATCAACCGTGAGCTGGTCTTGAAACTTGATTTTCATCGGGCAAAGACAGATACCCTTTGAAGAATAGGTAATCTCGAAAGAGGGAATGATGCAAGCGTTGGGACAACCAACAAAAAGACCCTCCTCTGGCTGAAGCCATATTGCCCATTCCTTGTAAACAGGCTTGCGTGGACGCAACCATTTACGCTTTGGCTTTGTACCCGACACCGTGCCACCGAAATAACGTGCCATCAAGTCCATATCCGGGTCCATGAGCGTAAGCTCAACGGTAGTAACGTAATCGCCCATAAGGGTAATCACCTTGTTTGAGGTTTCAGACTTGTGTTCCGTGGTTTCCACATCATCGTCTTTCAACGTACAAGTGTCTTGGTACACATCGCCCAAATCAAGCCAAGTGTTGCCGTTTGCGGGCATGACACCTGCTGTTGTTCCTGCTGGGGCAATATAGATTTTCTTTAACCCCATTGTAGAAAGTATTGGCATAACTTATAAAATTTAATTGTTCGACTTCTTCTCTCTGACAACAATATCCAAGGAAAACGACACAAAATGCTCATTGTGGTTTGGCTCTTGCATAGGTGGATTGATAAGACCAATCACCCAATTGTAGCCGCAACCATGCTCATAATGGTTTTGCAGTATCTCCATTGCCTTTTTGCGCAATTCTATGAGCCTTGCAAAATTGGTATGGAAAAGAGCCTTGCCACATCCCACGCCTTGCGGAATGTCTGGCACATGAATATTGACATTGATACTACCATTACGCACAGACCCCTCGCCATCAATAGACCTTGGCACTATAATAATGCCCTCCTTGGAGTAGTCCTTTCTTTGGTAGTCGGGATTTTCTGCATAGTCGGTGTTTATCCTCATGCCGTCAATCAGCATTTGGCGCACCTTGATTGCAATTTCTTCTGTCGTTATCATAATACATTGCCAAATAGTTCATCTGCTTTTCTTTTCGCTTTATCCATGAGCATTTGCATCGCTTTTGGAAAGTCTGTTCTCGCTTTGAGTTCTGCGGGCAGAATGACATTGTAACCTCTCGCTTCGACATAGGCGGCATAGTTCATACCAGCCACAATGATAAGTGTGAAAGAGTTTGTAAGGTTTTCTGCCATTTTCATAGCTACCTTTAGCGCATTGTCTGCGCCCTCTCCCTGTTGGACTGCACCACCAAAGAAAACTATATCACTACCTCGCACTATTGCGTAGCCTATTGAATTGGTGAGGTTGCCTGTTCTGTCTGTGTAATTATGCTTATCCTTGGCATACTTGGTGAGTTCTTCACCTAAGTATTTCAGTAGGAAAATGGCGGCTTCTTCCAATCGTTTTTGAAACAATCGGACTTGTGCGCCTATCTCATCATCACCAAACATCGGTGTTATCCCCATATCTCAATGTATTTACGGTTCATGTTATCAACACCCGAAACAACAAACTCGTCTATATCTCCATCTTCGCTTGTAATACGCACCATACAACCAATAGCCAACACACCATCAAAGTATTTAGGAATAAACACATCATAGGTGTAAGCATATATCTGTCCGTCCGTGCCTACAACTTGCCTTGCTGGAATAGACTTGTCTATCTGACATTCACACCCTTTCAAGAAAGGTGCTTTATCATTTGGAATGGCAAAGCCTGTCTTTGGGTCGGTCTGTACGCTACCAACAGGCTTGTATTCAAAAGTTCCGTTAGTTCTCATAGCCTACCACAGATTAGAGCCGTCAGTAATTGTTGGTACTTCATCGAAATTCTCCAAGTCCAAACCGTTTTCACTGCAAATAGCCTTGATACGCTTGCGCAACATATCCACGTTGTAGCCTTGTGAGGATTTTCCGAGGCTATCGCTGCTAAGAACAACCATTTGGGACAATACCTTTACGGCTGCTTGTGCGACAATCCTTTTATCCGTTGTAGGATTGTATGGCGTTTCTGTGTCGCTCACTCCAACATCGGATAAGGCTTTCATCATAGACAGCTTACTTGGCACATACGGCTCTATTTCAGCGGTCAGTGCTTGGATTTTCGTTAGTTCCATTATTACTTATTGCTCTTTTTTGTTGTTTTCTCTTTCTCTCTCTCGCCCTCGTCCCCGTTATGGGGTTCGTTAGGGGTTTCAGACAGTGAAACAATGACACAATAGCCACCGCCAACAAGGGCGTTGATACGCTCCACATCAGTAGAGTGTATCAATTCGCCTTTGTCCATAACCTTGTCTTCCACCTTTCCGTGAAATGGTTTGATAACTTTCAGTTCCATACACAAAATGTTTAGAGTGAAACAAGGGTAGAGTTTGCATCGTATGCCGACTTGGTGATATAGTAAGGCACAACACCGTTTGCATCGGCTTTTACCTCTTTCTCATCAAATCCACGCACCTGTGCGCATACAATCTGTCCCATCTCTGTAATGAGTGGCAACAGACGGGCTGCGCCCTCTGTGTACTCGCCAGCGGTCTGTCCCGTAGATGCGCCCGTGCGCCACTTGGAAATGCGAATACCATTGCCAGCATTGATGTAGTCCACGTTGTCTTCCTCGATAAGCTCACTGTCTTCAATGGCGGGCTGTATCTCACCAATGACACCAGCGGGCTTGATAGCGATAAAGTTAGGATTCCACGGCTGTATGGCGTTGCGCTTTCCGTCCTTATCAACGCCCATCTTACGCTTAATCACCGTGATAGACGGGATTTCGTTCTCTGTGAGCAATGCGGTAAGTTCGGAAGCAGTTACGACCTGTGCCTGTTTGTCTGTGCCATGAGCAAGCAAACGTGTGGTAGAGTCCATGCGTAGCCATGTGTAAAGCTCTTGCGACATGAGAATTTCACCAGGCTCAATACCACGGTCACGCAAATCAGAGCAAAGGGCAGAAAGCCACAGAATAGGAACGAGCTTACCAGCCTTGGTGTTTTCAGTTGCCCAATTGCAAACACTGACAATCTTATTCTGCTCATCCATGTTGTAATCAACCTCATAAGAACGACCACCAGGGTTGTTAATTTCGGGCTTGAACTGTGCCACACCCCAATTTGAGAAAGCCATAAGACAGATAAAGTCCATCACGTCCTTGCAACCAAGATATGCGTCTTGAATGTCATGTTTAAGGGTCTTTTCAATCTGCTTAACCTTGTCAGCCTCCTTGAGGCGTGGGTTCTCGTAAACTTCCTGTAACTTGCGGTAGTCACGGGCAAACATCACGAACTTGTGTCCGACACGGGGAATTTCCTTTGTCCAGACATCAAAGCCGTCTGTTCTACGCAATGGAGAAGGTGACTCATCAGCCAACAGAGTAGCCATGAAACGGAGGTTGTATTTGCCAACGATAGCCTCGGCTGTCAGTGACATCTGAGGCGTGTTGTAGGTAAACCAACTATCAGAGTACATCTTCTGAAAGATTGTAGTTTCCTTTTCAGAGGCTTTGTCGAAAGTCTTTCTCCATGTTGCCAATAAGTCCAAAGGCGCACCATTCTTATGCAGTCCTTTGAATGTTGTGAAAATGGATTTCATTGTACTTTATAATTTAGTTATTTTATGATTAGTACGACTGCGTGAGCTTAACGTGCGGATTGGCAGACAGGAACATTCCCGTGCTGTCTTTCTGTGAAGACGGGATAGGCGGCACACGCCTTTCATACAATGCGTATTGCATTGTGTCTGCCGACACATCAACCGCTGTTTCAAACTCGCTAACCTCGTACTCACGGAACAACACAGAGTTAGCCTTGCCACGTTCTGCGGCATTGTTAGAGCCGTCCTTGACTACCTCTGTAAGCACATCGCCTGCTTTCAGTCCTGTAATGGCAGCACTAAGCGTTACGACATACACGTTACCCGTGTTGTTAAGACAGTTGCCGTTGTCAATGGCAGTGATAGTAGGAGCGGAGGTAAACGTGCCTGTAACAGCACCGACCTTTAACACGCTATCACCAACAGCGAAACAAGGAGCGTAAAACTCATCAACGTAGAGCGTTACTTTCTTGTTGTTCTCGTTGTCCACCTCAACGACTTTTGCAGTCTTGATTACTTGCACCTTTCTTGTGGTTTCGTTGAAAATGGCGAGTGTTCCAGCGGGGACTACATCACCCACACGGAACTTCTGACCCTCCACATCAAGATTGAAGCCACCCTGTACGATAGACGGGCTACCTGTAAAGATAGGGCGCATACCCGTAAATGAAGCTTTCTTGCGTTTCATCTTTTTGTTTTATTTTACGGTTATAGACTCCAGCAAAGCGTCTGCGGCTTCATCAACCTGTTTTTCGCTTGCTGCCTTAGCACCCTCTGCTTGGTTAGACATAAGACCATTGGTAATACAGTCCTGTTTGAGAGCCGACACCGCATCTTCCACATCTTCATCATCAGAAATGGACTTAGCGAGCCTGTCACGAAGAAAAGCGGGGATTTGGTGCTTTTCAAAAGCGGCATTGATTGTAGCCGTGCGTTCGCTGTGGCTCTTTTCCGCTTTCAGTGCTGCAACCTCTTCTTGCAGTTTCTTGATAGCCTCGCTTTCTTCTGAACTGCCTTTACCGCCACCATTGCCATCCTTGTTGTTTGGGTTGGGCTTTTCACCCTCACCGCCCTCACCGTCATTTGGATTTTGTTTCGGATTGCCCTTTGCCTTGTTCGCCCACCTTGTAGCCTCGCTCTGGCTTGCTGTTGCCACAGAGAGAATGAGGTTTGCGGTGCTTTCGATTGCGTCATTGTCGGTAGAATCATCTGCCACGCTGCCACCCATAGCCTCGGTTATCGCTGTCAGATACTTCTCCGAAAGACCCGTGTCTTTGCACTTGTCTTTTACCTTTGCAAAAAGTTCTTTGTTCATATTTTAACTGATTTATACCCCTAATTAGGAGTTGTTTATATTCTATGTTTGCAAAGATACGCATTTTATTTGTTAATGTGTTCATACAACACAGATAAATTTTACTTGGTAAATTCGGGGTTTTAGCGGTTAAAACATTCACCAAGTAAATTTTTTCGGCAAATTTTCCCAAAAACATTTGGTGTATTCAATAAAACACACTACCTTTGCAATGTGTTCAAGAAACACAGATAATAGACCGAATAAAAAATAAGTTTATGAAAGCAATATACGCAAAGGACATAAAGGCGATGGTTAAGCAGTTTGACCTCAACGAAGCCGAAAGCGACTATCTCAACGACATAGCAGAAGCTATCAACAAGGAGCGCACAGATTTATGTGAAGACATACAAATGACACTTCTTTACGGCTCTTACTCAAAGTCAAAGAGAAACGCAATCAGAGCGTTGCTTGTTTACTTTGGTGCAAAGGCACAGAAAGAGAATGAGCTATACAGGAAACTTGATAAAACCTGTTGGGAGATAGCAAGAATGTTGAAATGCGGCTCTTATCAAGTTATGCAATGGATTAAGGGTATAGCTTGCACAAAAGACCGTTTCGGAAAGTTCGTTGAGTGTTCAGACACATTCGGACTAAATTATTTGGAAATAGCATAAAGGTAACGCCCCGCCTAACCAACGGGGCAAACAAAATAATATAGAATTATGGAAATAACAATAAATCAAGTACAAGAGATAGTATCGGCTCTTACAGCAGACGAACAGCAATTACTCAAAGACACCATTAACTACGGTTCATGGGGTGGTAGTGAATGGGAGTTCCTTAACGATAACGGGGATGTGGAAACTGTTGCAATGTATGGCTACTGCACCAATGACGCAAAGAGAGCTGGACATTTCAGCGGAAGAAAAGTATCTTCAATGTTCCGCTCTATGTATAAGAAACTATGCCCAACAAACCACAATCAGATAGGTAGATATATTTCACACTGTAATGATTGGTGGGGCGATGGTAGTGGCGATATGCTGTTCATCAGAACAGGCTACTACAACGCATTTGAAGAATGGGCAAGAAAGAATTAAATAAACAAGTGTGGCTAACCACCCCACACAAGCCACACAGATATGATATATTACACATGGAGAGAGAACGGCAAGAGCTATGTTTACGAAGATAATTATATCTTCGACCCTATCAACGGTGATTGCTGGTATATGAGTGAAGAGCTTTTCCAAGTATCTTATAGAGAGCCGATAAAGAGCCAGATAATAATACAGGAGTTTTGAATAATTGACGCAACAAAGCACACATGAAAACAGGAACATCTAACTATACGCCTAAGTGCTTGGAGTTCTCCAAGTACTTCAAGGGGATGCAAGGTATAACGACACACCAAAGCGAGGATATAGACTACAACGATTTTTCGGGGACGGTCTATGTAAACCGCTACGAGTTTGTCTGCATAGACCAAATGGAAGAAAGCGGCTACATGGTGTATATAAACAACCCCAACGGACACGATGGGGAACAATGGGTATTCGGGTACTACAAGACATTCGGCAGAGCCTTAAAGAAAGCGGCTGCAATCGTAGAGAAAAGAGAATACCCCAAACCTATTGAAATTTGGTAATAACAACTAAAACATACAGACATGGCAACATTAGCAATCAAAATTCCCAAATGGGACATTGAAGAAGAAACGGGCTACAAGCCTTTCACTACATTTTGGCAAGACTTCTCCATTGCCGACACATACGGCTTGCAAGCCATTCAAGACACGTTCAACCGTGCCTTTGATGCGTGGAAAGGAGATTACAAGTACCTCACAGAACTTGTGCTTGTGCTCAATCACAAGATATTCCACCACTATGTAGAGAAAGGCACAGAAGAAGAAAACGAAAAAGCCTCTCTTTACAATGAGCTTTGGAACAAAGCCAACGACTACGCATTAGAAAACTTGCAAGGTGAGCAAGCTGATTACTTCTACCACTTAACAGATTAAGCTATGGAGATAACAGTAACAGTGAAACTGACAGAGGGCATGGTGTACGATGCGATGAAAGAAGCAGTACAAGAGTTCTTCACGAACTTACCCTCACAAGAAAACGGAACAGGCTTGTTAAAGCATAGCCTTTGGAGCCAGATGCTACGCAATGGCAAGCCTGTTACAGATAGCGACATTGAGCCACTGAAAGACAATTCACTTGGTGAAGAAACAAAGTATAGCGTAATACTATACCGTGGCACAAAGGAAATAGGAACAATTCAAATGTAAGGATATGAAACGAATAAAGGACTTGTCACAACTATCTAAAGGTTGTACCATAACAAAAATTTGCAATGGAGAATTTCAGCATTGGGAGTTCCTTATGATACACCCACACAATGAAAACTATATCCTTGCCTTAAACTCTTGGACGCAAAGCGGGGATAAGCTCTATATCCCCAACATACTCAAAGAAGAATATTATGTTGGCAAGTATGACTCCTGTTTTGTTGCACAGGAAAGAATAAAGCAATACGAGAGGCAGATTAAAAGATTACAAGAACGTATAAAGCAATTGCAAAATGGAAACGAAAACGTGTGAGATATGCGGAAAGACTTTGCCACTGTCCGCTTTTTCAAAGTCCTATAAAGGGCGTTGCAAAGAATGTGTGGCACGACAGACAAAAGAAAAGCGTAACGGCACAGCAACCACCACCCCTAAGCCGATTGATTGGGAGCAACGCAGATACGAGATAGCTAAGGATATGCTTTGCGCTATCTATATGGACGATGGCAACGAAAAGCGTAGTGATTGTTTAGGAAAAAAATTCGAGTATCAGAGTTTAGAGGGCAGCGCAAGGGAAGCTGTCAGATACGCTAACGTACTAATTGAAGAACTTAAAAAGTATGATAATGGATAAAAAGACATTCTTTCATAAGGTAAGCCAAATGCGAGCCGCACAGCGTGAATACTTCAAGACACGAAGTAGCGCAGCACTCGCCTCAAGCAAGTTGTTGGAAAAGCAGATTGACGAAGAGATAAAGCGAGCCAAGGCGATAATGGCTGCAAAGGCAAAGCTCTTTTATGAGCTTGTGAACACAGACCCACAGACAAGCCAAGAATGGCTCAACGACCATATCAGAGCAAGCCTTGATTACTTTTTCTGTGATGCGGAATTTCAACATCAAAGTAGCTTGAACGGACATTTCCACGACCACGGATTTAGTGGGACATACGATTTCCCCACACTCGTTATTAACGACATGGGCGATACATCAGACGATGATATGCTTGAATTTAAGTACGAGTACATCAACCACAAGTATTATGTAACATTCTTAAACAGACTGAAAGGTTAGAACTATGCAAAAAAGAAGTATTCGATTTCGTGGCAAAGCCACAGGAAAGGGCAATATCCCTACAAATTGGGTATATGGTGGCGGTTGTTTCGCTGTCAATGGCAATACGTTCATTATTCCAGATGTGGCACCCAAATTCACAGGCAATGGAGTGTATGAAACAAAAGCTGTTGAGGTGCGCTTTATATGTCAGTCCACAGGATTACACGACATATTCAAGTCAGAAGTATTCGAGGGCGATGTGGTACGCTTGGACGGAAACAAGAAGTACACCTATGTCATTGAGTGGAGCGAGAAACACACGGCTTTCTTGGCACGTTGCATACAGACAAAGACAGGACTTGTAAACCTTACCCCATTCAAAGATATTGAAGTGATAGGTAACATATATGACAATCCGACCTTGTTAAAAGTAGGGGCGGATGCAATATATTATTGCAACAAACATATTTATGCAACAGGTAAAGGATATAAATAATCATAGGAAGAAAAGAAATTGAAAAGGAATACTGCAAGCTCACGAAAGAGATTGAGAGTATGTGTATCTATGATGGTCGTAATACAGTAGATAGATACGTTTGTGAGAAATGTGGTGGTCTTCTGCATACCACATACAAAGACAAGGGCGTTACCCCTTTCGTTATAACCTGTCCCATGTGTGGCGGTATGATGAGCCACACGCAGACTTTCAGAAAGGAAATTGTACCAGAAAGTGTTGAGATAAAGAATTGGTTTCGCCCAACTCCTGAACAGACATTGAAAATGTCAGATGGTACTATTGAACACATACTTAATGGAGGTCTTATTTTAGAGGAATAACAAATGAAGACACTAACATTTGATGTAATGCTCAATGGGCGTTTTATCTACACGTTGTTCTACAAGTATTGCCCACTGTTCCCAATAGACAGTGAAGAACTTGTGAAGTTCGTTCTTGAAAAACGCCCTACATTAAAGGGCAAACCTTTTCGTATCGCTTTTTAATCGAAAAATAGTAACTTTGCGGAAAAATGGCATATTGTGATATTATAAGCATAGAACGCCCGCCTGTAACACGGGGCGAGTTCTTGGATATAAAAAGAATCAATGTGATTAGTTGCACAACATATCCAGATTGTTCTTATAAAGAACGTGTGGAGTTGTCATTTGTCCCATGCGGGAAAGATGGCATGATATATGGAGTTGATAACAAAAAACGTATTATTGTCAAACTTGATATTGAAACGGGATATATACCATTCTCGGAAACAGCAAATGCGATGAAAGCCGCCTTAATATCCAAGGTTAAGAATATACGGAATATTGATATTCTGATAAAAGCATTTCAATACAGAAAATACTATTGTGAAGTATGACACCACAAAGAAAAGTTATCCACGTTGAATTGAATGAGCCGTACAACAATAAGCACCATTGGTATTTCGGCAGCATATTAGCAATATACGACACTCTGCCTATTGATGTAGTGGGCATAGCTCATACATCATTGTGGAATGTGCTTTCTAAGAATGGGAAGTACACAACGAAGACTGCAACAATAAGGCTTGGGGTTCTTCGCACGAAGCAAACAAACAGAGGAAGAAAGAAATAATGCTACAAAATATTTTCTTTTCAGAAATTTGTTGTATCTTTGCAATATAAATAAGGCTCTCAATTGGGAATCAGCGTGGATTGTAGTTCCACGAAAACAATACCAATGGTGAGCCTTATTTTTTTATTCTATGTTGTTCAATATGGATGGATTGTCCGAAACACTCCAAACAAGGCAAGTTCCGTCATGGAAATGCCTAACGATTATCCAACACTTATTACCGCCTATTTCCGTTTCAAACAAGTGCATTGTAGCCGTAGCCATGTGTTCATCAGCACCACTGCCACGATATACGGAGTTATCCAGCAAACTTTGTAAATCCAACAGAGCCTCGTTCTTTGCATCCACATCATTAAACGGTTGGTTAAGCCATTCCTTAATGCTACGGTTTGACATTGTGGCGGTCAGCCCTATTTGCGACAATGCTATTTCTTTGCCCACCAGCGCACCAACAGCAAGCCGCCTTATAACCTTTCGCCTTTCCTTTGTTTCGTTGGATAGAGGCTTTCTTACGGGTCGGTAGCCGTTAAGCGCATCCGTTATGCCTTGCTCATTGTCTTTGTAGAAATAAGGCAGCGTTCCAGCACTCTTAGCCTTTTCCATGCGTTCCGCATTGTCCCTCGCCCAACTTATAAGACGGTTCGGCATTGCAGTCACCTCACCAGAACACTCTACATTGTCTGGGCTTTTGCCATCAAGGATATTGTCTAACATCTTATCAAGCTCTCCATGCGTGGCAAGCACAGGCACTTGGTAGCAGCGGCAATTCGGGTGCCAGCCCGTCCACTTGAATGTCTTGGGGTAAATACCTTTCAATTCATCGCAAATGTCGGGTTCGGGATGGTTGTTGCTCAACCTAATTTCAATACCTACAACAAAGTGCATATCTTGCCAACGGTCATATTCTGCCATTCTGTATGCAATGTTTGTTTCGGTTCTTGCAAGTCGCTGTGCATTTCGATATGAGGAACGATAAACGCCTCTGCCTGGGTGGTAATCTTTAGGGTCATCGTCAATCCACTTGTAAGACTGACTTTCCTTGTCAAACACCCTACGTTTCCACTTGCGCCCATAAATAGGGTTTCCGTTCTCATCTTCACCCACCTTTACACGAAAACGCCTGTACCATCTATCGGGATCGTTGAGATATTTCTGAACGACAGTTGCCATTCTGTTTGCAGCCGTTCCCTCTCCAATAGCCAAATCAATAGTGTTTTCAAGCTCTTTCTTGTATGCTCCCGTGTACCTCCACACTCTCTGCGACAAGTTCAAGCCAGCCGTGCCTGTCTTTCTCGCAAAAAATGCGTTCATGGCTTCTTGGTTGTGCTGAAAGTATTTGGCGAAAAATGGGCTGTCAATCGCCTTTTTGCCAAAGACCGACTTAACAAGTTCGTCTGCGTGTTCGTTGGACTTTAGCCACTCCCTTTCAACACCCTTTCGTATGGTCTGATAGATACGGCTATACATATTGCGCAACATGGGCGTAACCTTTTCGCTATACCCATATTCAGCAAAGGAGAAAGGTTTTCCCTCCTCCAATTCTGTATTCTTCACCAAGTTAATTATTTGCATCAACACATCACGATACACCACCCTTATGTTGGCAGCATACCCCTCTGTGCGCTGGAATAATTCGGCTTGCGCTTTCTTATAGTCTATCTTTGCCATTGCTTACTTCTTACTGAATTTGTCGCATATATCCCTTGTTAGAAACTTGCTGTATTCCCAAAATGGACAACGGCACAAAATCATGTGTCCGTCAAGTGCCTTGCTGTGTGGGTCGTATGAGTGTCGGCAATCCTTGCACGATAATCCTAATTCCTTTGGTGATTTCGTTTTCTTAGCCATTGAATAAATTTTTAATCAGTTCTTCTTTCGTGGGGAAACAAGCACTATCCAAGAAATACAAGTGCTGTGGGTTGTTGCGTGTGCCTGTATTGGTATGCTCCACGTTACGCACGAATGTACGCAATGAGTTACGGAACACCTCAATGCCAGCAATGCGGAAACAATGCGGTCTATTGTTAAGCATAGTCCACACTTCATCACCATGTTGTATTTGGTCTTTACTTCCATTATTCAGCCTCCCCGAACACGTTCATTTTGTTTAACTCCATTTGCTGTGCAAGTCTTTCGGCTTGCTCTGTCTTAATACGCTCCATTTCTGCCTTGCTGTCCTTTACAAGGTAGGACTTTTCAACATAGCTTTCAAGGCTCAATGCGCCATCGTTGTACTGCTTGGAAAGGTCGGCAAGCATTTCACTTACATCATCACCAAATGGTTCTTGGAACTCATGCCCCAAATCAAGCGCATCATATTCTGCCTTGTGTCGGTAGTCAAGCACGTTGCCCATTATGGCTTTCATCAACGAGGCGTGTCGGTTCATATACCCATCGTGCTTTTCCTTGTGTCGCTCTGCCTTAATGACTGCAAGCAACATCACTTTGCGTATAGCCTTTGCCGACAGGTTGCCGAGGCTTTTCATGTTGTCAAAGTCTATGTTTGGAGTGAACGACTTGGAAAGAATGTGCTTATCCAACCGCTCAAACTGATTTTTCTTGCTCTCGCTTGCCTGGTCCCATGTGAGGTAACGCACATCACCGCCATTTTTGAGGATAAAAAGTTTTGCCTCTTCCTCTGACTTGGGCAAAGAGTTAAGGATTTCAGCGGTTGCCACCATTGCGGGATTGGCGAAGCGGTCGTTTACATCCGCATCCACGCTTTCCATGTTTTCCTCACGCTCAATCATCGGCTGTACATCTGCGTGTTCTGGCTCTTGCTCAAACAGCAACACAGGTATCTTGCCTATCGGGTTTGCCATTCTCTGAACTTCCCAACCGACACTACCACGCTTGCACAGATAGATTGTATCTGCCGTATATACATCTATGTGGTGAATAGTTCTGTTGCCTTGCTCTGTGAGGTAGTAACCCCAAGCAAAGGCTTTAAGCCGTCCGTATTGGTCTTTAAGCGTGTATATATCATCGTTGTTTTTCTTGCTCAACACATTCAGCAAAAGCCGTGGCGTGTTGTCTGCATCCCTGTAAACGTGGTAGAGAATGGCAGCACAACCCTCCGCACCTGCTGCTCTCTTGGCTTCACGCACGGCACTGTCAAAGCGTGTTTGGCGCATCAGTTCTTGGTAGAAGTCAAATGCGTTGTCTGTGTTCTCTGACAATTGCGACCATTTAACAGGTCTGCCATACAGGAACACAAGGGCAATCTCATTGATGAATTTCTGATAGGGGATAGGTATTTTGTTGCGCTTGCTCCATCGTAGGAAATTGCCCTTTTTGTCGAACACAGCCCTGTCCTTGCGCTCCATTACCTTGTGAGTGCTCACCTCGTACTCCAACAGATTACGGCTCGCCACCTCTGAACGGCTACTAAGCATAGCAACCGCCCTTGTTACATCGCCAGCGGTTAGAAGTTCATCGAAACTTTGCTGATAACCAATAGCCGCCTTTAACTCGTTTGTGATAGTCTGAATTATGCCCATTGTATGATATTGTTATGTTAAACCTAAAATTCGCTCTATGTTATCGGGTATATCCACTTCATTGTAATCAAACCAACAGCGCATGAGAAACATATCTCGCCAGTCGGGAGAACAACCGATTTCCACCTTGATTTCCTCTTTCGGCTTTAGCTTCAGCTTGCCGTCACTGTCCGCTTTCCACGTTTGCAGTTGTTCAAGCTCTCTCGTTATTTGCTCCCTGTCGGCTTGGCTCACCAAATCCTCATCAATGCCTACTTCATGGGCGTTAATGTGTTCTGCGAGCTTATAACCGCATTGTGTCTGTAAGTTTTGGTAGTTCTCACCTTGCATAGCCGTGGAGTTATTGACAAAGCCGTTGCAATCGCAATTATCAACAACACCACCGCCCACACCATCCTCATCAACAATCACCCTGTGATTTGGTATTCGGTATTTCCTTTGCTTTGTGATTATCCATGTTTGAATGTCCGTTGTCTTGCTTATGGCAAAGCAAACCTTGTCAATGATGAAATACCCATCCCATACAGCCAAACGTGCATGGTCGGCACCAAAACGGGCAATATCACCCGTTATGTAGTGCTTGCCTGTCCGTATGGCTAACTTGTTACCGAATATGGCGCATATATCATCATGTGAACAAAGGGCGTTGGGGTTATCGTCATACTCCCAATCTCCAAGAAACAGACGGGCAAACTTAACCTTGTCGGATGTCGTTTTCAATCCCTCTATATAGTCGGGGTCAATGAATGGGTTTTCCTGTACCAAGCAAGCAATGTAGTAGCGGTATTCTGCAAGCTGATTTGCCTTGTATGGCTTGTAGAAAATATCGTACATCCAATTTTTCTTGGGGTTACAGGTGATGAATAGCTTTCGCTTTAGTCCGTATTCTTCATTAAGGCAGCGACCGATACGAGTTTTCAGCGTGTCATACGCTCCAAAGTTCACCTCACCGCCCTCTTCAATCCAACCGCCTGTGAACTCAATAGAGCCGTAGCGTTCATATAATGGGTCAGACGGCTTATATTGCAAGTCAAGAAAATCAATGCGTGAGCCATTGTAAAACTGAATGTAGTTCAACTGTCCGTTGAAACTCCACAAGTCCTCTGGCACTCCATACATCGTGCAAACTCGCTTGAATGTGATGTAAGTTGATTGCGTGATACGCTTCAACTCGGCACGACCAATAAACCATTTTGTACCCGGATAGGCAAGACACATAAAGAGCAACCACACAGCACCCGTCCACGACTTTGCACCACCAGCAGCACCACCATACAGAATTTCAACGTGTTCGCTGTCTGTAAGTATGGTTAAGGCTTGCTGTTGCTTGTCGTGGTTCTTTCCGTCACGGCACGTTATAAAATCGAAACGACCACGGCGGAAAAGCTCCGTTTTGACTGCAAGAGCCATTGGCATTGATATGTCTTTATTGTTCCTTGCCATTCTTTGCGCTGTTCCTTATCTTGTCAAGTAGCGTGTTATATGTTATCAGTTCATCATCGGACAGAGCCGACAAATCCATGTTGTTAGATACATTGGCGTTTATCTCGCCCTCTATGTTTTGGGTAGCCTTGCCAAACACACGGTCAAAGAGCATTTCAACCGTGGAAGTGCGACCATAACGAATATCTGAATTTATTGCCGAAATGATGTTCAATACCCAAATGGGCGTGTCCTTGTTTGGCTTGCTCGGATTTTTGGGGTCTTTCAGTAGCGGTTCAAGTTCCGCTGTTGAACTCTCATAAAGGTGCTGTATAACTTTGAGTATTTCTTCTTTGCTGCTTTGTGGATTTACCTTTTTGCCTGTTGCGGATTGAATGTATTTAAGCACAGAAAGATTGCCCCGACCCCTTTTCTTGGGTTGGTTCTCGGATGTAAAGCGGTTGCCCTTTTTATTTCCTTTCTCAAATAGTGCCATTCGTTGTAAATTCGTTGATTTCTTTTTGTAGCGTGTTCGTCAAACACACTTGATAACTGCAAAAAATCGGACAGCGAAAAACACCGCCCGACTTCTTCACTTGGTAAATCGGCTTTTATGCCTGTTCCTCTTGTGCTTTATACTTATCGTAGAACCAAGCGACCAAGCCACCCTCCATGTAATTATCCAAATCGTCATAGGCATCCAGTTCATCCATGAGTGCCTCGGCTTTGTCAATTACACCTGTGAGTAACTTTTGCTGTTCATCGGTAGCGTTCCACACTTCGATTTCGCCATTTAGCTGCTGCTTGATTACTTTAATCTCGTCAGCGGAAAGTTCAATCTTTTTCATCGTTATACTGTTTTATTAAGTTGGTCGTTCATTTAGAGTTTGTACTTCTTGGCGATAGCCTTAACCGCCTTTGTGTATTTGTCGGACTTGCCATGTACTGCCTTGGTTACGGTTTCTGCCCAGAACTCGCTAACATTGGTTGTGGCATACTTGCCATAGCCTTTCTTTTTCTTGTCACGACTCCATTTCTTGTATAGGGCGTTTACTTCCTTACCTGCTGCCTTTTGGTTTGCGCCTGTCATGTGGGCGTTCCATGTAGCGTGTGCAAGTTCATGTGTTACCGTATGAGCAACAGGCTTGTTTGTGGTCGTACTCCAACCGCTTTTGTAATTCTTGGAGTGTTCCCTTGATACATTCTTTGCGCCTGTGTCGAAATGCTTTCTATCCAAGTACACAGCCTCGGACTTGCCGCCCCTTGTAACGTGAACACCATAGGCAGAACCGCCCAAATCGGCTAACTTCACGTTTCTTTGACGCACACCCATAACAGCATGATAACGAGATATAGCCTCTTTTGTCGCTTTGTACATAGCTTTGTCTTTCATTTCAACGAGTGAACCAACACGGCTTATTTTGCCCTTGTATTGTCCACCTCCGTCATTGGTTCCAGCCTTAACGCCAGCACTATTTCTTCCCATAGCTATTTACTTTTGACGATAAAACAATGAGGGGTTGTCAAGTACGCTATCAAGCACCACCAATCCCTGTTCCTTTGCCTTGATTTCCTCTTTGAGTTTTTCAAGTTCTTCTTTTGTAAGTTGGCTTTCGGTCAAACCGTTTTCTTCCAACACTTGCTTTATTTTATCTTCCATATTGCAAAGTTATATATTTAGTTGTTCTTTTTACTATAATCCCATCCGTATTTCTTGGCAAGTATTTTCATAACCTTGTGGAAATGTGTAACTTCTGCTCTTGCTATGTTGCTTTCATTCCACCCTGTTTTGGTTAGATAACTATGCCCCTGTTTAGATACCGTTCTGTTCGCATCCGCAAAAGCCTTTGACGCAACATCTGCTGATACACCCCAACCGCCCTTTGGTCTTTTCACAGAAAACGTGTATGTCGGGGTTACGGCTCGCATTTCTTTTGCATTTACCTTAATGGCAGACCTTATATCATCGCTTGAAAACGAGTTACCTATGCGCCTAATGCCATTTGTGCCAAGTGAGCGAGGGTGATTGTGGGTCAATATACTATTTGCGGGTATCTTCTTAGGGTCAAATACTACCTGTGCGCCCTTTCCTCCTATTGAAGAAACAATGTCGCCCTTGGAGTTGAAAACGTGCAATGTTTCATCTTTGTTGCGTCTATACTTCTGCTCCATGCCGACAATGTTCTTCACCATTTTTGCAGTATATCCCTTTTCTGTTGCTCCTTTGGACTCGCCAGAGCTACCACCCTTACCGCTTGATGTTACGCCTCCGCTGTTCCTACCCATAGCTTATTTCTTTTTAGCGTTGATAAAATCGGTAATGTAGAGTAATCCGTGCTTTCGGCAAAAGTCTTGGATTTCCTCACCACCACCATAGACCACCAAGTTAGGGCGTTCCAATCCGCTTATTTCCTGTGCCACTTGTAGGTCAGACTTCAAACTTTCCATCCAGCCATCCAAGCCACGGGTAAAGAAAGCGTTGTACCCCTTGGGGATGCCCATTTTGTTGTACTCAATAAACTTGTGGCTTACATTGAGGTCTGCATATACCTTAATGCCGCACTCTTGGAAATAGCGAGAAAGCCACCGCTTTTTGTATATAAGTTGAACACCCCAAGCAATAGGGGTTTGGTCGTGGCAACTACAATTCGGCTCTACTACCGCCTTGCATCCGCTTGTGAGTATCTTTATTGGGTCTTTGAACAACGCTTCAAACCGATAATCATCTACATAGAAATGATAGGTCGCTACATCTTTGCGTAGTCGGCTGTTTGCGCCCCAAGGACTAAGTGGCAGCTCAACCTTGCCAGCTTGCATTTCAAGCAACAGGTTAGGTATTTCCATTTCGTTGTCGCTCTCATACAGCACATCCTTGTACATTGAACGATAGAAAGCCTCCTTGTCGTTATTTTCATCGTCAGTATCGCTTTCATCATCTTCTGTGTCGGTGCTATCATCTTCGCTTTCGTCTGCCTGTTCCACCGCTTTTGCAGTTTTCTTGCCCTTTCCCTTTTTCGGCTCTTCATCTTCACTTGGAAAACTCAAACCGATAAAATCAAAGTTCACATCGGCAAATGTCGTTTCTACTTGCAAGGCGTTGTAGTCCCATTCGCCATTATTGATGTTGTCCCTAAGTATGAGGTCAGCCTCTTCTTCGGGTGTTACATCCGTGTAAAGCACGGTTGGCACTTCTGCCACCTTGCACCGCTTGGCTGCTTTCAACCTCTGATTGCCACAAAGGACAATAAACTTACCCTCACGTTCTACAATAGCAAGCGGTCTGTGTTCCCAAAAACCATTGATACGGATTGAATCAACAAGCCTATCCAAGTCTGCTTTGTTGATAGTGCGAGGGTTTTCGGGCAGTGGGTGCAACTCCGACACCTTGCGGAATTTCATAGGCTCACTTTTCATCTGACACCTCGCTTTCTTCATTGTCGGTTGCATTATCCGTGCAATCGGGAATGAGGTTGCCCTCATCCTCAATCACACGGAAACATTTGCGTATGTATTCAGCCAAGCGCACAAGGCGGTAGTGCTTTCTGTATTTCAGAAAGACAAGCCTACTGCCGTCATTGGCATCAACACCCCAACCGTAGAAACGACCTCTATAATCAAGCGGTAGCTTTATTCTGTTGTTGTAGAGATACACGCTATCAGCCACAACCTTTGAGATTGTAGCCGTGCGGTTGTATCTGCCATTAAGGAAAATAACCGCCTTATCGCCCTTTTGGAGCGTTGCTTGTGGCAGCAAAAGAACTGCCTTTGAGCCTATCCATTCCCAACCGCCCAAATACAGGACAGCCAGAACGATTAAAGCCGTTGCTATGCTTAATATTGCCGTTGTCATATCGTTGTAAATTTACTTGGTAAATACCCTTTGCAAAGATAATAATTTTGTGTCTAACAAACACATATTTGAATAAAAATCTGCTTATAAACCATAAACAAGCATTGCTGCATCACGGTTATGCTCATTTGTGCGACCTTGCCACTTTGTTATTGCCTTGAAACTCTCGCCTGTCAGCTTTGTTACATTGCGCTTTGGAGCAACCATTTCATACTTGATGTTAGCCTTGTCTTTACACAGGTCTGAAAGGTAATCATCCCATATACTTGCATCACGCTTAACAGAGCCGACACCTTGCAGTTTCTTTCGCTCTTGCTCACGGCTCATTCTCTCTGTACCGAACCAAGTTCTTTGCCTTGGGTCTTCGACACGCACAACCACTTCAATGCCCGATTGGACGTATTCGTTCACAATCTTCATCGCCTCGTGGATAGCCATTGTTTCAAGCAAGAGAAACTGCCCACCGCCCCATATAGCCACGCCTGTATGCGTTCCCGTGTCTATGCCGATATAAGCCTTTCCTATTATCTTAGCCATTGCCTTTCTTGATTTTAGTGTAAAACTCGCCTGTCTTTATATAGCGTAGGCGCATCAAAAACATCATCTTGTAGTAGTTTTCACGACCACAAACCTTGATCACATCCTTTTTGAGTTTACGAGGTAAACGGATTGATTTAATTGTTCTCATTTTGTTTTGTCTTTTTGTATTCTTTCATTGCTGAATGTAGGCTGTTGGTGCTGTCAAGCAACGTAATGAGCTTATCAACATCAATCATCTTTTCACCGTCCAAATACGCCCACACATTACGCAGCGCATCCGCAATGGCTTTTGCCTGTTTCGCCTCCTTGAGGGAGCTTTGCACTTCCTTGTTGGTGGCAGTGGCACGACCATTGGCTTTTGCAGTTCTCAACGCTGTTTTCGCTGCTCTCACTTGGTCGCTCTCATGTGTGTAGCTGTTGCTTATCTCTCTTGCTGCCATTGCCGACAACTCGCCAGTGGCTATCTTGTCTTGCAAGTATTGGGGCAAGTCCAACAGCGAGAGGCACTTGCTGATAAATGCGGGCGATTTCTTGAACTTTTCGGCTATCTCAACTTGTGAGTAGCCAAATTCTTCTTTGAACCGCCTAAACATTATGGCACATTCCAATTCGGAGAAACGCTTACCCTCGTTGCGCATCATCTGCTCAATGTAGAGCTGTTCGGTTGTTGCGCCTTTCGGTGCTTTAAGTGCCTTGATGAATGGAATGTTTGCACCCTCCGATATTGCAAGCATTGTGGCACGGTATCGTCTTTCACCGTCTACCAGCTTGTATTTCTCCACGCCATCCTCTTTGTAGGGGATAACAGTAACAGGGTTAAGCACTCCATTTGCCTTTATCTGTTCTTTGAGTTCTTCCAAGTCAAAATCTCTACGCACATTGAAACCCTCCATTACGACAATGTTTCTTGGGTCTATCAGAAACAGGTCTGTGCGCTTTGTTGCGTTCACTTCCATATTAAGATTGTTTTTATTAGAATAAATATTGCGTTCTTTGTTCCCATTCAAGCCGTTTCATCGCCTTTTCAAAGTATTTGGGTAATATCTCACATCCTATAAACTTGCGTTTCTCCTTGTAACACGCAATGGCTGTTGAAAAACTGCCAGCATACGCATCAAACACCACATCACCCTCGTTGGAGTGCAACATCAACAGGTGGCGTAACAGATTGATTGGCTTTTCCGTTTCGTGTAGCCTGTTCTTTGCCTGTGGCGGTTGGTCGTGAAAGGTTTTCATTTGCAGTTCATAACCGAGGTTGTTGTACGTTACACCCTTGGAGCGCACATATACGATAAATTCAAGGTTATTGATGTAGCAGCCATTGCCCAACGGCATAGGGTTCGGTTTATCCCACACAAGCAAGGTTGCCACATACCCCTTGTTTTCCCACCATGTCATTATGCGCCCTATCTGTTTGTTGGAGCAAAACACGCAGATGTTCACACCCTTGCAAATCCGCTCAAACTCGCCAAACACCTTGTCATAGTCAATACCTTGCGACACGAAATAAAGCGAGCTGTTCTTGCGTGATTGGATTTGCTTTCTTGTGCAAAAGTCCCCATGTGAGCCTCCACCGTTCAAATCCAAGTCGTAGGGAATATCAGACAGTATGAAGTCCACGCTGTTGTCTGGCATATCTTTCATCACATCCATGCAATCGCAATTGTAGCAAGTGGAGTTCTTCAGTACCAGTGGCTCATTCATCATCATCAAAGTATTCTTCGTTTCCCTCAATGAAATTATCCATTGCATCATCGCACCAAGTACCCTCGCACAATCCATCCGCTCTATGGTCTATATCGCCATTGCGCCACGGACAGAACTTGCATATTTCTTCACCGAGTATATTTTTATATTCTTCTCTACTCATAGCATTATACTTTTGCAACTCACGCCTTGCCTTGCGTAAATCTTCCGCATCAAAAACATTTGCGCTCATAGTCAGTATCTGAAATCTGTAAAGTGGATTATCACTCCCTCAAACACGTTGCTCTTGCATCCGCACTTGCCAAAGAAGTAATCCACGAAATCATCAACACTCAATCCGTCATTGCTTGCCACATCCTCAACAGGCACACGCTTGTTGTCAATCCAGCACTGAGGCAGCGCATCATCAGACGAATATGTCATAGTTATGTATTGCAGTCCTATCTGGCTTAACTTCTTCAACTCTCGCTGTTCCGAGCGGTAAGGTCTTTCCGTCCATTCACGCACAGAAAGTATTTTCTTTCCGCTGTTCACTTCCTCACACCGCTTTGCCCACAATCCGCTTGCATCCACACGCACGGTATGTATTTTGTGGCTTGCGTAGAGCAAGTTTGCAAACATCGTAGGCTTTCCATCTTTCTTGTGCTTTACGGGAAACACTCTGTTCAACATCAGTATTACATTCTTTTTCATGCTGTTTTAATTTTGGATAACCATTGTTCGTAAACTCTACTTGCGATTTGCGCAATCATTACAGGCGGTACGCTCATTCCACAAACGTAATATGGCTTTTGGTTGCCAAAATCGTAGTCTGTCGGGAAAGAGGACACCTTGCATACACTTTCGTTTGAAAGCCAGTTCATGCCCCAACTTGGCATAGGCGAAGCTTTTTGCCGATACCCGGCTAATATCGTGGGGTGTACCATATTCTTATCAACCAAGGCGCATTGTTGGTATTTCGTTTCCTCGCCATTCTTCAACCGCTTGTATTCGTCAATGTAGCAAGGTGTTGTTATCGGGTCGCCAAGTGTGAGGTGTGCATCCTCGCACGTTATAGGCTTTTCGTCAAAATTCAGATTGATTAAAGGGTATGTGTCAAACAATGTGTGTGCGGTCGGTACATACTGTATGAGGTCGTTTCTAAGGCATACAAAGAAAACACGTTCCCTGTGCTGTGGCACACCCATGTATTGCGCATCAAGCAAGAAATGCTGACAGGTATAACCCGCATCCTCAAACTCCATGTGAATACGTTGAACGTATTTCTTGGCAGCACCTTGGAGCAATCCTTTCACGTTTTCAGCGATAACAACCTTTGGGCGCAACTTGCGTACAACATCTATGAAATCGAAGAATAGCGTATCAAGCACTTGCTCTGTCTGTCCCTCTCTGAAACGCTTTTCCTTTCCCCATGTTTCCTGTCGTGTCCTTGCCATTGCTATTGTGAATGTGGAGCAAGGAGGCGAGCCGTCCAGAATGTCAAGGTTGTACAACGCATCAGGAAATGCAGTTCTTTCCTTGAATGTCTGTATCGGTTCAAGAAAGGCATATCGTGGGTGGTGGTTTTTCTCGTACAAGTCCATAACACGCTTATCAATTTCGTTGCATCCAACCACATCAAAGCCAGCTAATTTGTACCCCATAGAACTACCCCCCACAAGCAAAACAACTGAATACCGTGCCTTTATCTTTTGTAAAATTGGCATTTTTCAGCGTCCAATTGTAATTGAATTTATGTTCCGTCTGTTCTAACATTGTTCATCAAACACACTTAGTAAGTAAATAAAAAACGCTACTTGCGCCTACTTCCACCGTGCAACTCTATCACGTTGAAACTTTTGAAACGGTCAATCAGTCGTTTCTCAAAGCGTTCTTTCAGTTCTCGCACCGTCAGATTGCTTGTTATGTGATAGCGTTTGCCGTACTGTTGGTATATCTCGTAGCGAGCAAACAGAAATTCATCGGTTATCTGTGTTAGCAGCGTTCCAAAACTCTTTTGTTTTTCGGTAGCCAGTCCCAAGTCGTTAAGGCACACTCCGAATGGAGCAACACCATCATAAGCCTCTTGTGTGCTTGCGCCTTTCTGCTCATTGTATGTGTACTTGTCAATATGCCCATATACCTTGTGGTAGTTCATTAGTTGGGTCATGCTGATATTGCGAAAATAGTTCTCGTTATTGGTCGCTCTAAGGTAGTCCGAAAAGATTTGCATTATCATAGTCTTGCCTGTGCCGGGTTCACCGACAAGCAAGATGTTCTTGTGGAGCTTGTAATCTTCATCGGGGAACACGTTTTCAGCCAAAATGCAGTTGTTAAAGTAGTAGGTCAAGAAACGCAACACCTTGGAGTTGTGTTCATCAACAACGAAATCCGAAAACTCACGCAGCATATAGTTCTTGCCAATGCTGACAATCAGATTAACGTGTTGTGCGTATTCGTGATGGTCTGTAAGGTCATATCTAAAACCTTTCAGAGTAGCCCTCCTGTGTTGTGCTATCAGAGCCTCCGACCGCTGTTTGGTCAAGTGGTAACGCTCCGCTTGCATATCTCGTATTATTTTCAATGTCTCTTCCTGTGTTTGGGGCAATTGAATTGGTTTGTCGTTGAGTTCCATATCTTAAATATTCTTCGTTGTACTTATCCACTACCCAATTGAGGATAGCCTTGTAATCACTTTTGTACCGCTTGCCTTTTGAGCCTTTATAGTTGTCAAGCATTTCAATCATCCGCTTTGCGCCATCTTCCGTGTGTTCCGCACAGAGCTTGGCATATTCATCACGGGTAAGTGTAACACATTCGGCATAGTGGTACTTTCTCTTTTTCTTAATCAGTTGCTTTTGCTTTTCTGTGAGTGGTGGCGGTACATCCTCGCTGCCTGTATCGTTGGAGAATAGCAAAGGCTGTTCTTGCTGTGTATGCTTGGGTGGCGGTTCTTTTGGGGTTGGTGGCACAACATCGTTTTCTTTCTCTGTGAACGGTGCTTTGTCCTTTTCAGTCAGCCGTTGTTTCATTGCATCACCGCCTTTCTTGCCAGCATTGCGCCTTTTCTCGCTTATATCAGCCTGTTTAACCATGTCGGCAAAATAGTACACGCCTTTGTGGTTTAACGACAGCACACCGCAATCTATGAGTTCCTGTAATGGTTCATCGTCTGTAAGACCCAACAACACTACCAACTCATTTAATGTGTATGGTGTGTTGTTAGGCTTTACAAGCATACCACGTTGGGAACTTTCCCACATATAGCAGAGCATTGTTACCCACACACCCTTTGCCATGAGCGAAAGGGTATTGATACGAGGGTCTGACAACCACACCCTCGTATCAAAAGGCATAAGTGAGTATTTCCGCTTGTCTGCCATACGCTAAGTGTTATGCTTCCATGATTGCAATGTCGGGCGCAATCTCACGAATTTTAGCCAGCACATCATCAATGCAACGGTCACGGTATTCATCTGCCACTTCCTTTGCACCAGGCGATACAAGCTGTAAGAACACATCACCGTCTGTAAGGTAATGGTCAAACTCCACCTCAATAGGCGTTTTCTCCGTACCCTTGAAAATGGAGAGGTTCACCGTGAAACTCTTGGGCAGATTGCTTTCCACCTGTGTACGGTACACATCGGCACGACTTCCAGACGGGTCACGCTGCTTCTCAATCTCCGACTTCGCATTTGCAGTGAAGTTCTTGAGGGCAGATACAAGTTTCATGTTCTCGCTCTTGTCAGCGAATACGGCACGGTTAAGGCGCAAGAACTGACCCAACTTTGCGGGAATCCAACCCATCTTTTCATCGTTGATGTGGAATTTCTCAAAGATTTCCGAATAGGCAGCCTTGCCTACAAACGTGGACTTAGTGTAGTAATCGCTTTCGTTGATTGTGAGCGTGATTGTCATTTCCTCACGGTTCACTACGATATTGGCTTTCTTCTGTTCGATAGTGTCAATTCGCTTTGTGAGCCAGTCAAGAGGCGTGGAGAGTACGCCTGTCACGTTGATACTTTCGGGTTCTTTCAACTCCAACTGCTGAACTTTGGGCGCAACACCCTCACGCAGTATTACTTCGATAGGCTTTTCGCCTGTGTAGTTGCCGATATTAACGGCAATCTTTTCATTGTTTTGCTCCATTGTTTTGTTGTTTTACTTGGTGAATAACTTAATCTTCTGTTCCTGTTCTACGCACGAATTGCATAACGGTACGCTGTCTTTCTTCGGGGGTAATCGGTCTTTCCTCCAACTTGTAACCCTCTGGCGAATAAAATGCAGTCTTTCCCTCGTCCACATCTACGAACTTGAAACAATCGCCCTTTACATACTCGCCTCTTGCTTTGAGTTCATCAAGGATTAAGCCTCGTCTTTCAAGCAACGGCTTTATGCGTCCCTTGTAGTCGGCTCTGATTTCAGCGAGTTTATCTTCAAGCTCTGCCACTTGGATATACACGTTTTCAAGTTCTTCACGCCTTGCGTTCACTTCGTGCTGTTCAAACTTGCGTGTGTAGCTACGTTCCACAATTTGGTCGCAGTTGTCACGCAATAGCTGTTCCCTTTTCTCTACGGGTTCATCAGCAAACATTAAATCTTGCATAACTTATCTTGTTTTGGTTAAACTTACTTCAAGCGTTCACCCACAGAGAAATTGAAAGCTATTGCCTCCGCCCACAGCTCCAAGAACTGTTTGCCAAAGTATTCAGCCTTTTCTTCTGTGTCAAGGCACAAGCGGAAGCCACTGTTCGCAAACGAGGTCGAGGAACGAAGACGCGTATCCGCAGACCCCCAGCCCGCAGCCGCACCAGTAGTCGCATAAGCAGACAGAAGCAAACCCCTTTCTTTATCGCTCATACCGTCAATCTCACTTTGGTTGTAAAGTGCAAACCAAGGATACCAGTAAATGCGATTTCCATCGGGGTCGGGATATACCTTAACCTCACCACCCCAAAGAGCCTTGCAAATCAGCTCCAATTTCATTTGGGCGATTATGTGCTTTGGCACACCAGCCTTTGACAGCGTTTCTTCATCTACACTTTCGCCCAAAGCCTTGCAAGCATCCGCATAAGAGCGTATAGACTTGTAATCTTTAAGACTTGGCTTGTTATCGTCTGTCGGCTCTATCTTGCCAAACAGAGCCACAAGCACTTTCTTAGTGCTTTCGTCTGCCACTTCAAAGGCAGCTTTAAGGTTGCTTTCGCTCACCTCAATCTTTTTGCTTTCGTTGTTCATCGCTTAATCTTTTAAGTTTCTGAATGTTCTTTCTTGTTATTCTCATTGCGTTGTACACCCTTGTACTTGTGTCCTTGGGCAACAACTCTAAAATCATCGGAATGTGCCTTACCAAGTCAGTAACCACGTTGTTAGGTACTTGTATCATCGCTTGTTCTCCAATATTTATCGGGGTCGGGTATTTCAATTCCAAGGTATTCACGCCCATACTCACGCAGTTTCTCGCAATAGGTGGAGAATGTCAGCGTGTCCATTGTTGCAGTTGATGTCGGAAACTCCACAATCTCGCCTGTATGCCTGTTTACCACACTGTCCTTGGCAAGCATATTCTTGAAGTATTCGTGTACTTGCTCAACGCTCACAAACTCCCAACCAGCCTCCAAGAGTGCATCAAGCAGCATGGGGTATATGCAACCCCACAGCCATCCGTTTTGGTCGTTTGAGCGTGGCTTGCGCATCCGCTTAACCTCAATCCTATACATTCCGTCACACACTTGCCTAAACCATTCGTAGAGCGGTTGCAACGTGAACAATCCTTTTCGTTTTTCAACCAAGACCTTTGCCATATCAGAACTTTGTAATGTCAATATCCATATTTGGAGTGGCAGCATATACGGCTTTGCCCGTCTGCCTTTCGATTTCAGATACAAATTTCAACCTGTCGCTGTTGTGGTCAGACAAGTGCAAAAGCACTATGTTGTACACGTTGGCAAGGTCTAATTCAGAGAGTACCGCCTTGCACGTTTGCAGTTCCATGTGCGAGTTTGGCAAGCGGTCTATTTGGCTTTTGGGCGTTACTCCAGCATTGACAGCCTCAATGAGCTTTGGCATTGAATAGTTGCACTCAATCAGAACGTGGTTAAGCCTTGGAAACAGGCTAAGACATTCGCAACTGTCAGTGAGAAACATTATTCGCCCACATTCGGGGTGTTCTATGAGATAACCGACACAAGGCACATCGTGGCAAGCGTTGAACGGCAACACCTTGAACCGCCCAAGTTTGTAGCCGTGTTTGGGAACAATGGCAACAGAGCGTGAACCCCATACGCCTTTGTTTTCCCAAACATCAGCCAATGCCAACGTGTGAAAGCCATTATCCACCATTGCCTTTATATACTTGGCGTGGTCGTTGTGCCTGTGGGTTATAAGACAGCCTACGACTTTTCGGAGATTGTACCCCAAAGCCTTTTTCACTTCTTGGAAACGGACACCAGCCTCAAGTATCAAAGCCTCTTTGCCGTTGTCAAGAATGTAACAATTACCGTTGCTGCTTGAACCTAACACTTTCAACTCCATACTTCACTTGGTTAATCAAAAGCCGGGGTCTGGCTCTGTTTCGTGTTGTGGCTCGCTTTGAGGTAGCGCACCATTGGTTACATCCTCATACTCTACGTTTGCATCATCTACGACTTCGATTGCCTGTGCGTCAGCGATAATAACCTTTTCGTCTGTATCGCCTTGTGTGTCGGATGCAATACCCTCTTGGAGTGACACCGTGAGGTAGCCATATTTGCCCAACAGATTGCGTAACACGGTCTTGATTGCCATTGCGTGAAAGTTACCTTGCCAGCCTACTTGTGTACTGTCGGCATTGACGGGCAGCTTGGCGAGATTGAGCAATGTTTCTATCGTAACACTTCTGTTGAAAGCAATAGCCTTGGAGTAACGCTTGGCGTGTGCCGCCATATCCTCAACGGACATATAGAGTGCCTTGTGATAGCCATCCACCAACTGAATGTAGGCGAAATAGCCAACAACCTTTTCTGACACCTTGCGTCCCTCAACATCAATTTCACCCGTCAGCTTGCTTGTGCGCTGTAACTCGCCCTCATACACCACATCAGCGTTAATGATAGCATACTTGCCTGTACGCATTGCAAGCTGATACAAGCCTTTGTAGCCTATCTGAAACACTGGCTCGTACTTCTTTACCTTGTTACCCTTTGCATCCGTCACCATGTTGTAGAACGGAATGATGAAAGCCTGTCCCAAAGCCTTGTTGATAGGCAAGTGTAAAACTGCTGCTTTCAGTGCCTCTTTCACAACTTGGTTAGGGTCGCACAATTGCAGTTTGCTGTCAGAACTGTACAAGTCTATGAGCGAAGCCACGAATGTAGATGCGTTCTTGCTAAGTGCGTTCTTGAACTGTGCCATGACGGAATCAGCGGAAAGCACACGTTTCAGCACATCCAAATTCTTAGGCTTTGCCACAACACCGCCCTGTTGCTGTGTTGTCATTGATTTTTGTTCGTCCATATCAGATGTTATTTTATGGTTAGTGATTTATCGTTGCTCACTTTCAAGTTCACGATTTGCGAGATTGTAGGGATTATCTGGTTGAAACTCTCCCTATTGTCTATGAATATGGGTGCTGATATGCCTTTTGTGGCACATATAGCGTTGATTATATCCAAGCCAGCGTTTACCTTGCCACAGGCATTGACATCAGCATAAGGCACACCGTTCACCATGCAATAGCAAGTTACTTTCTCGCCTCCGTTCTTCTGTTCCTTAACGAATGAGAACGAAACGACATTGAACAAGCCGTTGATGCGTTGCATGAGAACTTCATCCTTGGCTTTCTGAAAGCGCAAATACACATCTTCCCATTTCTCCAAGTCTGCCTTGGCTTGGTTGTTGGCTATACGCTTTTCTTCAAGGTCGGCAATCTCTTTGTTCACTCGCTCAATCATCGCACGTTTGCCAAGTCGCTTGTTAATATCGGCAATGGCAGCGTTGCTGTCGGCTTTCTCGCTTTGCAGTTCCGACACATCGGCTTGAGGCACCTCAACTTGCAACTGATTGGCGATTTCTGCTATGTCATTGCGTAACCCTATGCACTCTTTATCATTGGCAATAGCCTCGTCAGCGTTGCCAGCAACAGGGATGTTGTTTTTCTTGATTGTGATATTGCCCTTTATTTCAAGTGCATCATCTTCAAGTTTGGCAATAAGACCAGTTAGTTTGGTCTGCTGCTCCACGGCTCTGTCGTATTCGGCTTTGTATTGCTTGCCCTTGGTCTGAATGTCTTTCTGTCGCTTGGATTTGCTCTGTTCAAAGTTTCCACGCAACTTTGCAATGGCATTTTCCAAGTTCTCGCCCTTGTAAGGCTCGCCACAAGTCGGACAAACAAGCACATCACCGCTCGGCTCTGGGAACTGCTCTTTTGCAACAGTCTTGAACTGCTCACGCATTTCTACCAGTTTGCCGTTGAGTTCATCAATCTTGCCGTCCACGTTCATTTTGTCGTTGCGGTAGCTATCCAAGTTCTTCTGATTGATTGACAACTCGTTTTCCATTTGCTGAATGTCGGAAAGTGCCTTGTTGTGCGCTGCGTTGGCTTCCATGCGGATAGTATTCTCACGGTCTTGCAGTTTTATACGCTTGTCAGCCTGTTGTTTCATAAGTGCCATCTTGCGCTTATATGCCTCATCGTTCAGAGCGGATTTGTCGGCAATCTGTGCGTCAATTTCCTTAACACGGTCTTGCACTTCTTTCAACTGCTTTTCAAGCACTGTCCAATTCTCGCTCTCTGGCATAAGTTTCTGTGCCGTTTCGATACTTGCGGGAATGGTAGCAAGTGCATCATTGCAAGCCCTTTTTTTAGCCGCAATCTCCCTTGCCCACTTAGCGAGGCTTGTGCCGTTGATTTGGTCAAGCAATGCAAGAAAATCGGGGTCAGTAGCCGCCACTTCTTCATCATCAATGTTGCCAACCATTTCAAGCAACATATCTTTTTGAGTTTCAGCACCCAATGATGTAAAGTAGTAAGGGTTGGTTATCATGCGGAACACATCTTCGGGTATAATCTCCGATATTTCGGCTTGATACTCTTTCTTTGTACCTGTGCGCACATCGTTGATGAAATACTGTGTTTCGTCTTTCATCACTTCCTCTGTTGTCCCGTTCACTTTCTGCCATTTCTCAACCAGTGAGCGTTGCAGTTTGATTTCCTTTTCGTCCACTTCAAGCACGGCTGTAACTGAATGTTCCAAGCGGTAGATTGGTTTTCCATCTTCGCCTGTGGTCTTTACGTTGAAACCATTAGCACCGTCACTTCTGCCTGTGCTGTCCTTGCCGAATAAAAGCCATAAATACGCATCATAGAGCGTTGTTTTGCCTGTGCCATTATCTCCGCACACGGTAGTAATGCCGTCATTGAAAGCAATGCTAAAATCACGGACACCCTTAAAGTTCACAAGGGCAAGCGATTTCAAAATTATCTTTTTCATTGTGCGCCAAATTTGATGTTATTACTCTCGATATACTTTTCTCTGATTGTGCGAGCGTCATTCAGCACTGTTTGCACATTCTCCACATAGCGAATGTCAATAAGCGGAATGTTGTTGTAGCAAATGTAAAGCTGCTTTTGGAACTCCATTACTTGCACTACTTTCAAAGACTCACTCTGCATCACCGCCTTACGTTGTTCGGCTTTGCGTTCTTGTCTGCCTTTCAGATAGGCAGAGATAAATCTGCTAATCCTGTTCATAGTTTCTTATCTGTTGATGATTGTTTTTAATGTTTCAGCATTGTTAAGCTGTTGCAGCTCTGCCCGTGAATAGAAACGCTTTGAGTTGGGAGCGGAACCATTACGTTGTGGAGTTATAAGCCCTTGTTCAACCCACCGCCTTACTCGCATTTCTTGATACAGGCGATATGCCTCACGTTGTGAAACCAAGTCATTGCTTGGTGTGTTCGTCTGTATTATCGTGGCAGCACCCAAAGCCGCCATTTCCTTACAGATGTTTTTCAATTCGTACAACTCCATCGTAATAGCCATATCATGCCCTCCTTTTACGCTTGAAATAATCTCTTACGCTTTCGGTGCAATACTCTTTCTCCACATAACAAAGCCAAGCAAATGCCCAACCAGCAAGGGCGAAAATGATGTGTCCCCAATTTAGAAACATGGTAATCGTGCAACACAGGGCGATTGCACCCCAAACACACATACCGATAAAGTTTACCAAAGTGTCCCTTTTCATTGTCGTGTACTTTTAAGAGTTGAACAATTCTTTTGCACTAACGCCAAGGTGTTTAGCGATAATGTCAGTTCTCAATTCGTCTGGCTTCTGTGTTCCAGCAAGCCAACACCTTACAGTCGTGGGATGTACCTTTGCCACTGCTGCTATGTCGTTCACCCATGCCGTTTTTGGTGCTTGTGGGCGTTCCGTTGGCAGTGCATCGTACATTTGCCGAAAGACAGATTTCTTCTTATACTTCATTTTCTAACTGATTTAGTGTGTTTTACAGACATAATTTTATATCTTTGCAACACTATTAAACTTGTTGTGGTGCAAAGATAGCAACTATTTTTGTTATAGCAAACATAATAGCAAGAAAAGTTTTGATAATAACAATTATTAACAATTATGATTGATATTAAAGTAAAAAGAATAGCAACTGCCATAGACTACTTGAAAAGTATTGGCAGAGTACACAAGCAACAGGATATAGCAGAACAAATGGGTGCAACAGAATCCAGCTTGTCAAGAGCCTTAAAAGGCGATGTGAAGTATTTAACAGATAAGTTTATCCAACGCTTTAATAAGGCGTATGGCAACATATTCAACGATAATTGGCTTATGGGTGGTCAATGCGATATGCTCACAGACGAAAACGAGGTAACACAGCAGACTGCAAACAAGCAAGTCCAAGTAAACGAGGATAGCCTTGATTTCATCACAGCAGGAGGCGAGGCTTTCTCCAATATGATTGTCCGAATGATGAATGAAAAGCAGATTGCACCTTACGGCTTGCTTGCTGATAAGGACGCACAGATTGCCGACCTCAACAGGCAGATTGGCAAGTTGGAGGCATTGTTGGAAGTTGCCAAAAAGGGAACTGTCCCAGCGGTCGGCAATGCCACTGTTGCAGATGTAGTGTAACTCCATTTGGCAAAGTACCCAAGTATTAACATAAAACAAAGAGAAATGAAAGAATACTATCGAATGGTTATTGAGCTTTGCAAGCAAAGCGTACACCAAGTAAATTCAGATAAGAGCTTACAGGTGCTTACAGAGTTAGAAAAGGCTTTGACTGTTGCACGGATTAAAGGGCTACCACTTGAAGAATTGCAAGAGTTGAAAGCAGATGTCGAACAATTAAGGACAATGGTTTAATGGCATGGTCTTTCAGAAAACGCATTAAAGCGATGCCTGGTTTATGGCTTAATTTTAGCAAAAGCGGCATATCAACAACAATTGGAGCGAAAGGCGCAAGCATAAATATTGGAAAACGTGGAGTATATGGCAATATCGGAGTACCAGGCACAGGAATATATAAGCGTGAAAAGATTTCGGGCAAGACAAAACAAACACGCCACACACACCAAACTAAGGTGACAATACAAGACCATCCGAAAAACTGCACTCCACAACGTGTAAAGATTACGACCTTACTACAATTTCGTGATGTGATAGAGCCAGCAACACTTGAAAGCCTTATGTATTTCCAAGCACAAGGAAAAGATTTCGTGTATATTGAAAGTGGTGTTGTTGAAAAGTTGCAAGAATTACATATTGACAAAAAGAAAGGAAAGGTTGTCAATACGATTACACAAACAGAACCCAAGCAACAAGGCGCACCCATTACAGCAGCAATCTTTGGAGCGTTGTTTATTGGGACAATGATTGGATTTACGTTTGGTGCTAAATATGGCATTATAAGTTGCGTTATAGCCATTCCTGTTTTTTTGATATTAACGACAAGACAGACAAAAGAATGAACACACCAATAAGCAAGCAGATAATGGAACGCTTCTATTGCGCATTGGACGCAATTGTGGCGATGAAAAAGATACGAGGTGTAAACACCTATTGCCGCCTGTACGAAATAGACAGGCGCAATCTTATAGCCAACCGCAAAGACTTGGATAGGGGTTGGTTTCAAGTTTCTTGGCTGCACCCACTTGTGAAAGAATATGGCGTAAATGCCAAATGGTTGCTGTTGGGTACAGGCAAGATGTTTGATGAATGATTATTTAACGGGGTGTTCAAAAAAACGAGCACCCCGTTTTTTGTTCTTTCCCCCATACCCCCTATTTCTT